ACAATGGGATGCCTCCCACGCATCTACAGAACCAGGGGTGGTATGCACGCGGTGGTCCTGTCAAGTTTGAAGACGGGGGATTTGTGGAAGAAGACGGGTTAGACAACCTAGCTAGCAGGTATCCTGAGACTGCGCCTGTGGCTAAGAAAGCTACCATTCAAGACCTGTTTGCTAAGTACCAGCAAGAAGATTCAGGCGGATACCGTGAGCAGCTCAAGCAAGCACGGGAGGCGTCTAATGCATCGCAACAAGCCTTCAGGGATACGCTCAAGAAAGCAATGGAAGGCGGGGAAGAAAGCAAGCCCTCAAATGCCGAGATGTACTTCCGCCTAGCTGCGGCAATCGGCGCCCCCACTCCAACAGGGCATATAAGTGAACGGCTGAGCAACGCCTCTCGCGCCATGGCGGACTACCAGAAAGAGACTCGAGAAACCGAGTCAGCCCGTAGGTCTAAGAACCTAGCGTTAACCTTGGAAGAGCAGAAGCTGGGTATGCAGAGCGCAAAAGATGAACTAAACACCCTACGAGGCATGGCAGGGGAAGATAGTAAAGACAAGCGGGCTGTGACTGCCGAGCTGCTCAAAGACTACATCAAGTCCGGTCAGCCCCAGTCTGAGGCCGGTAAAGTTGCACAGGATGCAGGGCTCAAACCAGGCACCCCAGAATTTAGCAAGTTTGTTAACAAGTACGTCACAGACAAGCTAGAGTCGGGCGCCATGTTCAAGCAAATTATGGCTAGCGTAGCTCAAGGTAATTTGGCCAATGCGCAAGCTAACACAGAGCTGAAAGGCATGGCAATTGAGAATAATATTGCGCAAGGTAAGAAGCTGTCCCCGCAAGAAGCTAATATGAAGCTTGCTGCGCAGGATGCACTTGCTGGCATAGATACTAGCTTGGCTTACCTCGACAAAGCATTCAAACTGAACCCCAATACTTTTGACAATACAGAGTACGACAAAGTCCAACGGAAAATTCTTGAGCAAACCAAGTCAACAGATACACGTGTTATTGCCACGCGCTTACAAAGTAATCTACTTGGTAAGAAAGCTGCGACCAGCTTGAAAGATATCTTTGGAGGTAACCCAACAGAAGGCGAGCGCAAAGTTAATATGGCGCTTGAAGGTATTGACGCGATGAGTAGGGCAGAACGGGCCGCTATTATGCAAGAAGCTGGTAAGTTTGTAATGGCAAGGCGCAATATACAAGTGCAACGACTCAAAGAAATTGAGTCAGGGCAGTGGCGAATTGTCACCCCACAAATTCCTGCAATAGGAGATGAGTAATGGCTGACTATAAAAATGCAGCACGGGCTGCTCTTGGCCAAGGTCTTGGTATGGGCTGGGGCGACGAAGGTGAAGCGTGGTTACGTTCCAAGCTTGGTGATGAGGACTACGAAGATGCGCTCAAGCGTATTAGGAGTGAATACGGGCACTACGCGCAGTCTAACCCAGGCAAGGCCGCAGCACTTGAATTTGCAGGCGGGGCACTTCCTGGCTTAGCCGCAATGCTAATTCCAGGTGGCCAGGGTGCTGGTGCCGCTCAGTTAGGCCGTGCTAGCTTAGGTGCAGCAGCTCGTATGGCTGGCACAGGCGCTGCAACAGGCGCAATTGCAGGAGCTGGGTCCGCAGAAGAAGGTAATAGGGACTCAGGTGCTATTACTGGCGGTGTAATAGGCGGTACACTTGGTCTTGCAGTACCAGCAGCTATGCGCGGTGCTGGGGGTGCTGGTAGATGGTTAAAGGAACGTATGGCAGCGTACGGAGACGAAATACCTAACGCAGCAGGTGCCTCGTTTGCGCAAGTGCTAAATAATAGCCCAACAACTATTAAGGACGCAGCTGCGCGTAAGATGTCTGAGGCAATGCAGCAGAAACCGATTTCTTTAGCTCAAATTAGTCAAAGCGTAGCAGACGATGCTACTCGGGGTATTCCTTCAGTTATAGCTAATGCTGACACAGGTTTGGCTGATCTAGCCCAAGCTGTAGCGCAACGCACCGGCAAAGGTGCGCATAAAGTAGAAGATGTGCTAGCTGCACAGCGTTTAGGCACCAAGGAGCGCTCTGTTAGTCAAACCAACAAAGCGCTAAACCCAAAAGACTATGACGATGCACTGGACCAACTTACGCAAGATATGAAGACCCGGTCAGACCCGGCCTATCAACAAGCTTACGCTTATGGCGAGGTCAAAGACCCAGACGTACTAGCGTTCCTCTCCCGCCCACAGTTCCAGCAGGGTCTTAAGGAAGCCCAGCGTAGCGCCGATGTGCTAGGCGAAACAATAGACCTTTCTAAACCTACCGTTGAAATGCTAGACCGCGCTAAGAAAGGTATAGACTCACTAATTGAGGCAGAAAAGAACGCAGTGACAGGCAAGCTAACTCCGCATGGACGCGACTTGACTATTGCAAAGAATGACTTCTTGAAGGAGCTTGACCGTGTTGTCCCCGACTACGAACTTGCTCGAGGTATTTGGAGTGGAGGTGCAGAACTTACTGACGCTATGCGTAAAGGCTTGAGCGACTTTGGACAGATGCGGCATCAACAAGTTGTTAAGCTTGTTGGTGGTATGACTACTGCTGAGAAAGAAGCTTTCCGTACGGGCGTTGCACAGAAGCTTTACCAGGATACAACGAACTCATCAGGTAACCGGAATGCCGCCCAGAATATCATTGGCGCACCTGAGATGCAAGCTAAGCTCCAACCGCTATTTGATAATCCTGGTGAGTTCAAGCTGTTCAAAGCAGCTATGGAGCGTGAATCCCAGCTATTTCAGCAGTCTAGCAAAATACTGGGCGGGTCATCTACAGGCAAAAATATACAGATGCAAGGGTTACTCAAGGATGACGAGGCAATTACTCAGGCAATAGGGAGCTCTGTTACAGGGGGCCTTAAGACAGGCCTGGTAGGAATGGCTATGGGGGCCTTGCGCAAAGGCCAGATGACCGAGAAGACAGCCGACAAGCTAGCTACCATGCTGATGGCTAAGGACCCGCATGAGGTTGCGTCTGTAGTCAAGTTGTTAGAAGACTACCAAGCTAAGACTGCTCCCAAAGCAGCTAGGTTTTCTGCTGCGCAGATGGGGGCAACAACAGGATCAGCCATTGCAACTGCCCCAGCCCCATCAACATACCAGCAGCCTAGCAATCTAGATGACGATGAAGAGTTGCAAAAGCTAATGACTGGCCCAAGCATCTTTGGTACTATCGATGAGTAAGCTTGTCCATGTAGACAAGATTACGGCGGGCTAAAATGATACGTAGGTGCTCTGCTGCATCCTTTTGTCCCTCGTCTTCTGCTTTGTTAATCATGCTTAGGAGCTCTTGCTGAGTTTTGTCCCACTGTAGACCAGGCCCAAGGATTTCGCGCAAGTACTGCCAAGTTTTATTGCTTGTCATACATTAGCCCGTGCAGCAGGGTAGTAAAAAATCTCCCACGGTCGGTAGTCTGTTTTATAGTCCGTATGCTTTGATACGCCGTACTTATCCCCAGCGCAGCATTCCCGGCACGTCACGCAGCGCCCGTTGCCCCGATTGAGGTCAGTGCTGTACGCAGTCAGGGGCTTGTCAACGCCGCACTTTGCGCAAGCTTGTGACGGGGTGGGCTTCCTGGCCTCGCACACCTTGCATGTGTTGTGGAATACATATTCGGGCTTGGCAAGCCTCTCGGGATTCCTGATCCTCCGGTACCCCTCTCGCAACGGTTTCTTTATTCCGCAGCAGACGCAGGGTTTGCCGTAATCTCCATTAAGGCGCATCTCGCTCTCAACAGGTTGTCCGGCTTTGATAACGGCGTCGCACGTCTTGCAAACGCTCCGGTACAGCATATCTTCGCCAGTTCGTCTTACTCGTGCAAAGCCTTTAGCTTTGGGCTTGCGTACTCCGCACACGGTGCACACTTGCCCGAGCATGTGGTAGCGGGTCATCTCGCTTGTCATGTCTTGCTCCCTGCTTCTACGCAGCACAATTGCACTGCTATAACGTGACCAATGTGGACGTGTTTTCCGGTTAATGTTTCAGATGTGGGTAGTCCAGCAGCAACTGCTTTTTCTTCGCATCTAGCGCACAGGTATTTGCCCTCTGGTGGGGCGTCTAAGAAGGTGAATTTCTTAGTCCCGGTAAAGTTTGTCCCGCACCAGTTGAGTATCGAAATATGAGTCTTGTACTTTTGGCTAACTCTTAGTGTCGTAACACTTCGTGGCCGATGGATAAGCACTGCCCTGCTGTTCTCGACAAACGGGCTACACGATGCCCAAGGCAATGCCCCTGGTGCCCATCGCTGCAAGTCTTTCAATGTTTGGAGTGGAAGCTTCATGTCTTGCTCCCTGCTGCTTCACGGTACGCCGCGACTTTGTCCATAACGCCGTGTTTCTCACACAGATATTCACCCGCATACTGTGCGTGATACTCCAGGTCGTCCGCAGCATCGGACAGCATTGCTTTCAGCGCAGCACGCTCTGCTTCGAGTTCATCGATCCTGTATGCAGCTTCATTCTTCAGTCGGCTTACACCAATGCGCAGTCTCTCGACGAGAGTCATTTCATCTTGTGTCATGTGGCCTCCCTCATTGCTGTGATGGAAGCAATTGGCCTGTGTTTATTCAAGAAGTCAGCAATGGCGTGGAAGTCATCGTTATCAATGCTTACCGCATTACCAATTTCTCCAGATAATTCTTCCGGGTCTTCGTAGCAAGTGACTCCGTTCTCGTACTTGTCGAACATCATCGCAAGCATGCCGATTGCAAATGCAGCGTCAGCCTTCAGTGCATCCCTCTCCCTAGCAATGCGCTTGAGTTCTGACAGCGACCACTCCTTAGACCCCTCAAGATCAGCTTCAAGTTCTTCTATCATCTTCCACGCTCCTGTGATGCGGCAACGTGGGCCTTGGTGCGCCAGCCCCTCTCCATTTCTTCGATCCTTACTGCTAGCTCTTTTGTTTCCGCGTCGCACTTCATTCGGTATGAAATTTGGAAATCATTTTTCTGCTTTTGAAGCTCGTTAATCTCTCGCGTCTGTCGCTCGATGATGATTTGAAAACCATTGATCTCATTACTAAGACCTTGCGCTTGACTCTCAAGCTCTGCGATCCTGTCAGCAGCTTCCTGCTGAAGCACCCATGTATCGCCTTCAAATGAGTAGTCGCGCAGTCGTTCAACGAGTGTCATACACCCTCCCCACAAGTTACGGTCCACGGTGGCTGAGGCGGCATAAAAGGAACGTGCTGGACCGGGTGTGGCAACGGATGTCCGTCGCGCACAGGAAAAGTCAAACGCGTCTCAAGCACGGCCACGCGCTCTCGAAGGTCATTTACTTCCTTGCGTAGTTGTTCAAGCTCAGTCATGTTGTTCTCCCAGTCGTTCAACAAGTGTGCTCACATGAAACTCCCATCAAGTAGGCCACCGGGTTTGCGCCACTCGACCCTAAGTGCATCCTTAAGTGCTTGTGGCAGTTCGTCTTTCGACTGTTGTCTTTGGACGATTGCTTCAAGCTCTGCGATCTTGTCGTTCAGCCCGTCGATTACTTTTTGCAGATTCATCGGCCTTGCTTCTAGGGCTTCGATCCTGTCAGCCGCTTCTGTCGCCACCTTCGCAAAGTCAAGGCTGCTGTTCCTGGCGTGGCAGATGTCAGCGCCATCGCGCAGTCGTTCAACGAGTGTGGTCGAACATCCAACATAAATGACGCTGCCTATGTCATCAAAGTTTTCGTTAGTCATACACTCTCCGGTAGATGGTGTTTAATCAGTCGATAGGTTGCTAGTATTTTTCTGGCCGTCTTGTCAGTTAAAAATCTCTCATCTAACAGTTTCCTGAATGTCGAAGGAGATATGCCTAGTGCCTTTGCCGCAGCACGTTCGCTGCCATAGATACCAAGCACACGTCTTAGGATCGTTACAAACGGCGTGGCCTTCTCGGGCAGAAGAATCTCAATTCGCTTTTGGTAGGTCATGTTGTTCTCCCAGCGCCGCACGCAGCGCGTTGATTGCTGATTCAAAAGAGACTATTGCTTTGCCGTCCCACTCCGTGTTATCTATGCCTGAGTACATTGCCCCCATAGCCTCAAGCGCCAGCGCCATTACTTCGCGGTACTTGATATTTGCCAATGTCAGCTTTACGCTTCCGTCCATCAACTTCTCGTTAAGACTTCGCTCAAAGTCATAGTTAGCAATAGCTTCTTGCCAGCGCTTGAAGTCGTGCTCTATGCGTGCGTTCAGTGCTTCAATCTCGCGGGTCTTGGTGTCGGGTTGCGGTGCTGCGTAGAGAGGGACTGTGTACCTGCCTTCATGCCTAGCATGTTCTTCTGGGCAGATCGTGTCGTAAACACCATCGTGTATTAGCCATCCCCACCCCACTGGCTTTGCAGGGGTGTCCACTAACTGGACACCCTTTAGACTTCTAATAATTAGTGCTGGATCTTCAGGGTCGTAAAATCCACCAGCACCTTTATTCCGCTTGTCAAATTCAACGGCAGCTTCTTCGAGCACTGCTTCGCGGGTCTTGGTGTCGGGTTGCGGTGCTACGTATAGCGGCCTGAATAGATGCATCCTGCGGTCTATTGGCTTCCAAGTAGTGACGTCACTTTTTGGACCCGCGCTGATAAGCTGCCACGCCACCGGCTCCGCAGTGACTGCGAACAAATCATCAAGCGCAGCCTCAATGTGATCGCGCCCTGCCCAGTGTTCTTCTGATGAGTGTGCCATGCGGTACGCTTCGATGGCTTTCCAGAGGTCTTCCTTTGTCATTTCAAATACTTCCTTATGTAGTTACCAACTCCGTAGGTGGCGCCATAGGTATTGCGTGTGTATTCATCTGCTTCTGTCGCAGCTTCTCGAAGCGCAGCCTTGCGGCACGCTTCGCCGTACTTGCGCATCTGGTCGGCGGTGTAGGTGGTGCTTGTTACATGCGTATCCGCGTCAAGCCAATCTGATACCGAATACTGGGAGGAAGGCAGTGGTGGCAGGTTCATAGCACCCCTTCGAAGCACTCGTGAACAAGCGCGTCAAACTCTGCGTTTGCAGCGGACTCTGCGGCGTACCATGCGGCGGACTTTTCGGCGTACTTTGCGGCGTACTCTGCGGCGTACCATGCGGCGGACCATGCGGCGGACCATGCGGCGGACTCTGCGGCGGACCATGCAGCGGACTCTGCGTTTGCAGCGGACTCTGCGGCGTACCATGCGGCGGACTCTGCGGCGGACCATGCAGCGGACTCTGCGGCGGACCTAATAGACTCGTCCCCAGTCATCAGCCAGTCCAGCACAATGTCAGGCAGCTCCCCGTATTCAGTAGTTTTCAGCGCCTGCATCCGTGCATGAAAACGTAGCATGACTGTCGCGTCCATCCTAGCTATGATGGTGCGCTCAGTGCAGACGATCTTGTCATCGCCTTTGATGATCTTGCCACCGCATTCAACGAGACACAGTATTGGGCCGGGTGCATGCTTAAGCGCTTGATGTGGCTTCAGGCTTGCATGTAGCCCTTGTTCGCACAGGAGCGGTTCTCCAGTGAAGATCAAAGGTACTCCGTCATCAGGCGCAGTTTTTCCGTCGCGCATTTTGTTGTTCTCGTAGAGAAAATGCCATGCTCTTGTCATGTCAAGTACCCCCAAGCGAAGCACAGCGCAACAAACGCGCAGAACATGCCAACTACTGCGAGGCCGTTCAGGATGCGGCCAAACAGCGCGTCGATCTCGCTCCAAGGAGCATTCCAGTCGTCATCGGGGATTTTGTAAGATTTCCAGTCAGTCATGATATTTCCTTTAACTTGTGCTGCCCACCACGTGCGGTTACGCTGTAACAGTGCTAGCTTATCAAGAAGCAAGTTTTCATTGTCCATTCTTGTGCTCCCTGCATACCCACTGGCGTAGGCCCTGCACGCGTTGTAGGCATCCCCCGCCTATTGCCCTGTGCATCTTGCAGAGAGCACAGTAACGCATAATCCCGTAGCCTGCATACTGCTGGTTACCATTAGTTGGAAATAGTGGATGTGGCATTTGAGCACTCCTGAATGTAAGCCCGCAAGCGCGCAATGCGTGAGGTGTTGTACTTGACCGAGGAGTCAGCCCACTCGCGGCCTGTGAAGGCTTTGAGCAGGGACATCTCAGCTTCATAGAGTTCCTGGGTTGCCGCCTCTAGGGGAGTCATGCGGCGAAAGAGTTTAGAGAGCCAGTTCATATGTTCTTTCCTTAATATAGGCTTAATTACTAGTTGTTTATACCGAATGTTCGTGTATGTATGCACGCGAACTTTTAAACCGTCGACCGTGGCGCTCCAGCGTATTTATGCTTGCTGCCACACACGACCTGTAGACTCCCAAAGAGCTTTTGCAGGAGCTTCATATTCAGTATTTTGGTAAATAATGAACTGGCAGCTAGTGTTTAGCAGAGTTTTTGTGCACCTAAGGCAGGGGGCATGTGTGGTGTAGCATGCATAAATCTGCTCAGGATCTCGGCATGTTAACAGTGCGTTCTGCTCTGCGTGGATTCCAATACACGTGTCAGATCCTTTGGGCAATGCAGCCCCTGCGCACGCTACGTCTATGCAGTGCTGAAGGCCTCTAGGCACGCCATTAAAGCCAGTGCCTGTAATCCTGTAGCGCACGTCAACTAAAACGCAGCCTACTTGTAGTTTCCTGCACGTGCCAAGCGAGGCTAGCACTTTAGCAATTTGGAGCATTACGGTATCTTTACATGGGCGCATAGCTTGCCCGCCTGTACAGCTTAAACGCCTTAATATTACAATTTGCGCAAAGTAATCTAAACTCTTTTGGGAATGCCATAGTGATAAGCCACTCATAAAACTGGCTGCCGCCTGTAAAACCTACTTCCCGCCGATGCGCAGCGCCATTTTGGGCAGTATGGTCAACAGTAAGCACATCTGGGTCTGCTTCGCCACAAAGTACGCAGCTGCCGCCATACACAGCAAGTACCTGGGACTTTCGCTGCAGGTTTTTAGCCCGGCTTTTTTGGTTAACTAATTCTCTATTTTCAGTACGCCACGTTTTGTAGCGTGTGCTTGCTGAACCTGTAAAACAAGCCCAGCAAAGCACCCCATAAAATCCAGAAGCTTTTCTGCGGCGAAGCTCTGGCGAAGCATCATAGTGTCTTGCGCATTTGCATTGTGCGCATACCCGTGTTGCAGGCATGCTACGCTCCAAGCTTCCGCTCTATTGCCCGTGCAATCTCTGCCTCAGGTCCGACCCAGCCTACAGGCTTGCAAGCATCAACTTTATTACCACGCTTTGTTTGCCCAGAAACCTTGCGCATATTGGCTGCTTGCACAGCATTCCAGATTTCATTGAAGGGGAGACCCATGCGGTACGCAGTGCCTAGCGCTACGTACACAAGATCGGCAAGGGCGTCTGCTACCCCCACAAGATCGCCTACATTGCTAGCACTGCAAAACTCATCGAGCTCTTCATGCAAGAAGCGCGCGCGTTCAATGCAGTACTCAGGCGATACCAGGTTAGGGGCTGCTTCTGCAAAGTCGGTTAAGATCTTCTCATGGAAGTCAGCCACGTCTTGCAGCATATTAGGTGTTGAAGGCATAGTTAAGTACTCCAAAGTGTTGGTAATTGTTTAGCTTTAAGTCGCTTGGCATAAAGTTGTCTATTGTGCACGCCCGCAAGCTATACGTCGGCAGCTTGTGCATAAGCCTTACGCGATGCTCTTCAAATGTGTCTATGTGGTTTTGGTAAACATGTGAATCGCCCATCATAAAGATAAGCTTGCCAGGGGTGTAGCCTGCCTCAGAACAAAGGATTAGCATCAGTACTGCGTAAAGAATAATGTCACTTGGCAACCCGAGACAAAGGTCTACGGACCGCATAGTAACAATACAGTCCAAGTGCTTATCATTACGCACATTGAACTGGGCAAGCAAGTGACAAGGTGGCAGGCACATTTCGTCAAGCTCTGCAGGATTGTAGGTAGCCAGCAAATGTCTACGGCTACTTGGATTAGTCCGGAGTCCTTGAACTAGATCAGCCATCTGGTCCAAGCAACTTTCCCAAGTGCGCCACTGTGCACCATAGACTCGCCCAACGTACTGCTTTTCAACTGGCACGTCTTTATTAGGGGCCCAGGCCGCAGCGTTGGCGTCCCAGTAGTTACAGCCAAAATCTTTGAATGTTTTAAGGTCTGTTGCTCCCCGCAAGAACGCAGCTTCTTCCCCAAGGATGCCACCTGTAAAGATCTTCCGCTGGGTGAGAATGGGAAAGCGCCCTTTTTCTAGGCAGTCAATTACTAGCATTGTGCCAAAGAGACTGACTGTAGGCCCTGCGCGGCTGGCACGCACTTCCCCAGTAGCGAGTACTCTGGACACAAGTGCTACGTAGTCTTTCTCAAACTTGCTCATAGGTCCCCGCGCTGCTGGTCAAGATAGTCCAGGTAGAACACAGCGTAGTTCACAAGATCATACACGCTGTCCAGCATGCTATCAAAATTTGGGGTCGAACCTTTGTCGAGCAAAGACCGCATACGCAGCACTTTCATGTGAAGCATTTGCTGGTAACTAATATCTCTGAATGGGAAATACTCGTGAAGCCCGATCGTGTTGTTATAGTCTTGCCCTTTGCGGTCTATAAGCTTGATTGCAGGCTCAATTAGACTTAGAAACTTTTGTCTATCCATTTGATTCTCCATGTGACGAGGGGCACAATTAAGTGCCCCTCTGGTTTAACAACAAAGCGCTTTAGGCAGCGACTTCTTCTTCTTCTGCGATTTCTTCTGTGGCTTCCGCCGTAGCCACGACAGTCTTCAGTTTTGCCCGGTAGTAGGCCACGCAGTTCCGTGTGGTTTTGGCTGTAGGGAAAGCTACAGCGACAAGCTCCAGGATTTCGTCGTTGGTCTTGCCTTCAGTAATCAGGCCCTTGCAGAAAGCGCCGATGCCTTGAGTCGGGCCACGCTTACCAGCTGTATTGTACTTGGGACCTGAGTTAGCACCATCGTCAGCAGGAATAATTTCGCGGTTAGGATCAAGCTCTTCTTCAGCTTGCTCGTCTGTAGGTGCTTGCAGTTGTGCAAGAGCAGCTTGCGCGGCTTTCAAGTTTTTGAACGAGTCAACAGGATCTTTGCCTTGCTCAATTGCAAGTGCGTTGTAGGTTTCGATGATTTCTGACATTGTTTGTTTGGCCATGTGGCATTCTCCGGGTTGTGCAGCAAAACCATTTTGCTGTTAAGTAATTATACCGCAAAGCTGCAGTAATTACAATAAACTTCTCTATTGTGTGGCAAATAATTTGAGCGCAGCAAATACACTTTCTTGGGTTGCGGTCTTATCACTTAGGACCTTAACTAGGACTTCGTCAATAGTTCCTTGGGCTACAAGTAAGTAGTTCCTAACAACAGATTTCTGGCCTTGCCTATAGATGCGCGCAACTAGCTGCATGTAGTTTTCTAGGTTGTAGGTAAGGCTAAACCAGCACATTGCACTACCCCCATCCTGGAGGTTAATGCCATGCGCGCCTGCTTGGGGTTGAATAAGCAAGATAGGCGCAGCACCTGCATTCCAGGCAGCTACCACACTTTGAGTTTCTTTAGTGCTCATGCCCCCACGAATTGCTAGTGCATCTGGGAATACGCCTAGCAAGCGCTCACACTCGTGGTTGTACTCATACGCAACAATTAAGGGCTCACCGTTCAGCTCTTCTACCAACTCTTGCAATGCCATAATCTTGTCATTATGTAGCACTTCCCAGCTACGGTCTTCTACGTACAAAGCACCACCTGCAAACTGCCTAAGCTTGCTAGTAAGCACGCCAGCATTAGCTGCTGTAATTGTGGTATCCTTAAGCTTGAGAATGTACTCATCTTGTAGAAGCTTGTACCTAGAAAGGTCTTTGAGCTTGACAGGACGCACAACATCAAATAACCCTGGTAGTACAAGGTGGTCTTTTGGATCCATGTACATAGCAAGGTCTTTGAGCGTGTCTGTCAACGCAGTAGACTTCTCAGGCGTGATGTAGTATTTGTATTGGTCCCAAGGTTCTTGAAAAAAGTACTTAGCACGGAAATGCGTAATGTACCTCCCCAAGCGCATACCGCAGTCTAACACAAAAACTTGCCCAAACAAGTCTATAAGCCCATTAGCAGTAGGGCTAGCAGTTAAGCCCCACTTGAACTTGAAGGTCGGGAGCAGCGGTTTCAAGACTTTGAACCGCTTAGACGATGCATGCTTTAGCTTGGTTAGCTCATCAGCAACAAGTACATCAAACTTATGGCCTTTGGCAAGAATAGGCGTAGCCCAAGCAAGCCCGTCGTAGTTCATAACTACAATATCGTAGCTAGGATCTTTGAGTACCTGCTGCTTATCTGGTCCATGCGCAAGACCCACTTTCAAGCCTTGAAACTGGGCCCACTTTTTTGGCTCCGAGATCCACGTCGTCACACAGACGGTGAGTGGCGCTAAAATAAGGATGCGCTTGGCAAGCCCTTCTTGCTGCAACTTCAAAATTGCTGCAAGCGTGATGCTTGTTTTCCCCATACCAGGTGCTAAGAAGAGCGCCCCACTTATACGGTGCGTAAGCCATTCTATCCCCCGCTCTTGGTATCCATGCGGCTTCCATGTAGGGCTAGCAAACCCGTCAAGAACTGCTTGAACTGCTCTTTGCTTGTCACCATCACACTGGTGAAGTTCATCTTCTGCAGCTCCGATTGCGTGTACTCCTGTAGGGGCCGAAGAGATTCCCCCGACCGCTTCAGCTCCACAAATGCTACTGTCCCATACGGGGTCAATAGCATTCTGTCTGGGAATCCCCGTACTGCTCTGATCTTGACTAGTTTGCATTTAAGGTCATGGGCGACTAGCACGCATGCTCGTTCAATTGTTGATTCTAACTGTTTTGGTTCCATGCTAGTACTTGCACTTTCCGCCTTTAGTTTTGGAATACGGGCACCACCGACAGCTTTGACCTGGTGTTGGATTCCAAAGTTCCTCAGCAAAGATTGGCGCAAAATACTGCTCGTATACTTTACGCAGGGCTAGAAGTTCCTCACGAGTGTACGTCTTACTATACGTTTGGTCTTGGTCTATAAACCACATTTCAACTGTGGTACTTACAGCTTCAGGATAAACTGCACCGCCACATACTGCATACATTTCAACCTGCTCAGTACTTGGTACCTTATACTTGCCAGTTTTCCAATCAATAACAGTAAGCTTCCCGTCTTTGAGGTAATGCCCATCAGACTTAGCACGTAGCCAGCAGTCTTTGCCAAACCAATCTGGTAGCTTTGCCCAGTTTTTATCAAAGCCCCATGCTTGCTCAGCCTTGAAGTCTTCAAGCTTAAGCGCATCAAAAGCTTCTTTCCAGTTAACAGCTTCTGGCGGTGGTTCAGCTTGCCACCCATTCATGTACGCTTCAATACCTTCATGAATTCGGCTACCCCGTTCCATCGCGCTGGATCCAGGTTGTGGAATTTTGTCTATAAACTGGTAGGCAAATTTAGCAGGGCACTCACGGTAGCAATCAAGCTTGCTAAAACCTACTGCGTCATTGAATTTCATACTGTGCTCCTTTACGTGAATTTTCAGATCGTGTTAAAAACTGTAAGTTATTTTCAACGTGTAAACCGCTAACAAGTTTGCCTTGCAGCGGAGTTATATGATCTACGGTTAACCCAAGCGTACTTGCTTGGGTATAAATAGCCTTGATTTTAGCCACATCGGCCCATAGTGGTACACGTTGAACTTTAAGCAAGTCTCTGCGCACAGATTTTGCTACAGCCTTGCCCGGGTTGTTCTTGTACCAAGCTAGCGAAAGCTTATTGACCTTTTCACGTTCGCCGGGGATAGCTAGACGCTTAGCCCGGCTGCGCTGTCCTATGAACCTACTCATCAGCCGACTCTCTTCTTGGTGCTGCTCAAATGGCGTTAACTTGTCAAACGCTACTAAGATCATAGCCAGTACTCCCTGTAGAAATAACCTTGAATAAAAGCGTGCTTTGAAAGCTGCTATTCATTGCCTGCTCAAGCATACATTGCTCAGTTTCAAGATGCACTTTATCAACTTGAATAACTAACTCGTCATGAATTGTAAGCACTAGCTCACCGTAACTTGTTTTTAGGCAGTACGCAAGCATGGCTTCTTTTGTCATATCTGCTGCAGAACCCTGTATGAGATAGTTGGTAAGCTTGTACTCGAAGCTCTTCCAAACCCCTTTCACAACTGCTGGTTTTTGTGCGTAGTAGTTTCGACCGCCAAGCGTCGTAATAAAACTGCGGTTCTTACCTGCATCTTGCACACGTTTTGTGAGTTCCCTAATCTCAGGTAGCGCTTTAAGGTACTGCTCCTTAACTCGCGTAGCCTCAACTACTGTCATGTGAAGACTCTCAGCTATCTTCCCAACGCCGGCCCCATATAGTACCGCAAAGCCAAGTGTCTTGGCTTCTTTCCGTGTGATTCCTGCGATTTTGGCTGCGATCTGATGTATATCAGCTACAGGATCTACCTCGAGTTCTTTGAGCAGTTTGCCGGGGGCGAAGTGCGTAAGCAGTCGAAGCTCTTGTGCAGAGTAGTCTCGATCGATAAAGACTTTGCCCTCATCAGGGATGATGTACTTACGTACCTGTGGTAAAGGAAACGGAAGCGCGTACCCAATTTTATCAAGTTGCGCGCGCAACCCTTCCCATAAAACGGGGATGTTCTGAAGGTTAGGCGAGCAACTGATCCGGCCCGTCCTAGCACCTGTATCAGAATAATTCCGCACGAGATTCCATTTCACGAACAAACGGCCATGCTTCTTGTATTGCTCTAGCCAGTTCGTCATGAACGTCCGAAGACACGTAGCCACGCTCCCACGCACCAACAAATGGCCAAGCAAAGTAGGATTATTGATAGCATTTATAAGACTTTCTTTGGCTGTGCTGCGTTGACCTGTTGGGGTAGTGGCAAACCCTTTCGACATGCCCGCTGCCTCAATAGCATCTGCAAGCTGCGCGTTACTGTCTACGTCGACCTCAGTGCCAAGGATCTCACAGATAGCTGTGTCAAGATCGTCAAGGCATTGGAAGTAGTAGTCTGTGTCTTTCTTGAGTGCTTCCCCATCAAGGTTTAGACCTCGCTGCTCCATCTTAAGGACATGGGGCATCAAAGCAATCTCACGTTTGTAAGCACCCTCCATGCCCGTAGCTACTACGTACTCATGCAATAACTTGAACAGCTGCAAGGTACGCACTACGTCGCCTATAGCATAAGGCCCCACGAGTGTGCCTGGAGCTTTGCAGATGAAGGCGCCCCAACCTTTAACATCGCGGCAAACACTATGCGTGATAAGCCAGTCTTTGACAGCATCGCGCTCGTCAGGGGGCATTTGTAACCACTGTGCCGCGAGAGGCTTCAGGGCCAGCTCCCCGAAAGGATCTTGGAGGAAGGCAAGGATCATGGTGTCATGTATGCGATCCCATGGAACTGATATGCCCCATTGCTCCGCTATAATGGCGCAATCGAAGGGCGCATTATGTGCTATAAACTCATAATCGAAGTCATCAAACAGCTCTTGGAGCTTTCGCTTGGCCGTAGCCTCTGTGCAGTTGTTGCCGATAGTGTGCCCAAAGGCGTAATACGTAGGTTCTTGACCATCAATATAGATTGCAAGTCCCACGGGTTTGGGGGGATACTTTGGTCGATCCTCGATACCCTCGGACTCGAAGTCAAATGCTGCATACTTCATACATGCTTTCAAGAATAAAAAGGCCCAGGGCTTTTATACCTAGGGCTAAACCCGTGCTGGCAAACTGCTAAGCTATGCACGGGAAGGGAGGCTCACGCAGGTACCCAAGTATTAGACTTGGCCGAATTTGCTTGCGCAGTAATAACTTGCAAATTATTATGCACGTGTAGCCCCGATACAAATTTTCCGCGTAACGGAATTATATGGTCCACTACAACATTTTCGCCTAAGCTGCGCCGGTAAGCCGCTTCCGCATACACCGCATTAATTTGCTGTGTATTCCTCCATGAAGGTGCTCTTTGAAGTTCAGCGCACCAACGTTCCATTGCGTAAGCTACTGTTTTTCCAGGATGCGCCAAATGCCATGCTTTTGTAAGTTCACGTTGGCGCGTGGGGTTTGCAGTTCGCCAAGCAGTACCATGCAATTTAATACGTTCTGGATTTGCTTGGCGATACTGAGCTATCCGAGCTTTGTGCAGCTCAGTATTTTCTGCGTAGTGCTTTGCTTTAGCTGCCAATGCGCGCTCTTTGTTAGCCGCGTACCATTTTTTGCAGTCGCTAGCCTTCGCAAACGGTCTTCTTCAAGCGTTTTAGTCATGGCTCAGTGCAGGGTACGGTGTCATAGCTAGCTCGTACGCCTTATTTTGGACGCTAAGTAATACAGCCATGTCCATATCCGCAGTAACCTCAACTGGTGTAAGATGTACCTTGAAGAACGTTTTGCGATCTTCAACAACGCTGAGCTTAGTCACGAACTCGCCCATGAGCTTGTTTGCTTGCCCGCAGCGGCTTGCGAAACTTGTCACCGTTGACAGGCTTGTGACAGGAACTTTGGCAGTGTACATCTGTGCAGATGCAAGAGGCACGTTTGCAGGGATGACAATCACACGAGCAGACTCCCGGCAGGCCTTGCCTTTGCCGCGTAAAGCGCTACCCCATTTGTTGTGGGGGCATTCAGCACAAGTGGCTGCTTGCGCATTGCTTGCCTGGTCATGCGGTGTGTCGTCGTCCAGGGCATAACAATCTGGCACTTGAATAGCATCAGCATCAAACTCCTTAGAGTACCAGGCACGCTCGCTGATAGTAGCGAGTACACGCACATCCAGCTGGTTTGTAGGGATGGCGATTCCGTCGACTTTGAGCTGCGCGTTCTTGAAGCCGATGTAGCTTCCAGATGAGCGCAAGCTTTGAGCTGCCTCGTTTTGGCGTGTCAATTGCTGAGCAATTTGCTCTTGAATCGACATCACGGCCGTGGTCTTGGGAACTTCGGGCACAGCTGGTGCTTGAACTTCAGATTCTTTTTTCGTTGCCATAATTAACTCCGTTTTGACTTAGTTAGTGAAATGTCGGTATCGACAGCTGCCTCGGTTCCCGGCACGAGGATGCCATCTTTGTACAAGTCGCGCCAAGCTACAACGCCAATGCGTTTTTGTAGCAAGTCGAACCTGTCATTAGCTTTTATATATGCGTAGACTTTGTCCCAATCTTCTAAATAGGGGACATCATCAGTAGTAATTGATGCCGTTGCAGTCATCCCAGATGCTTTAGCAAGACCGGTCTCATTGAGCAACTTGAGCACTGCGCCCTTAGCTACTACTTCTGCGGCTTTGAGGATCTTGACTTCTGCATCCTTGGCAAGACGCGCAGCACGAGCTTCGTATAGGGCATCAATCGCTTGCCCGAGCGTCGTTGTTTCAGACATTTTTTGAAACAATAAGAAGGTCTTGTACAGGTGCAACGTAACTGACAGTTACTTCGTCTATGTAGCGCTCAAAGTCAACAGTGTTAACTTTTGCTTGAGGAAACTCGTGAAGAACATGCTGGAGCACAATGTCCAGGATTTCTTCTTTGGAGAAGACTAATTTCATAGGATCTTTCAAGTTACGCAGCAAGTAAGTTTGCTGCTGAATGTATTATACTACTTAAAATGCCCAAGGTGGCACACTATTTGCCCCACTTGTGGCAACTTTACTCCAGCGGTACCAAGTAGGTTTCATGGCAATTTTCTCAGCAATGCGACTACGAATGATTGCCAAGGCTTCAGGCGTAGGGGTGTAATCCTGGTTTAGAATATCCAAGGCATGCCACACGCGGTCGGGGTCAAGCGGCGAATGGATGTCGAAGTCAATGTCTCGTTTGAGTAGCTCCCGCTGTAGCTGGTTGTAACGCTTGCGAAGGTAGAAACCTTTGTCATAGAAGAACATGACATGACCCGTATTGAGCGTGAAGGCAGGCGGTATAGCTTTGAGCACGCCTGCGAGACCTCGCGCTTTGAGGCTACGGCTTAGTGCTTTGGGGACCATCTTGATTTCGCGAAACTCAGCAAACAAATGCTGGTCGGCAAGCTCAGATGGTGGGACGAGGTTAATACGTGTCATAGGTTCTTTCAGTAGTGCAACTTGTATTATACTACAAACTTGCATGTACAGGTAAACAAATGCGCGCTTCTTTGCCATTTGCCGAAAGGACTACGAACTGGCGCTCGAGGGTCATAGTTGCCAAGTCTTTCTCACCCTAACTGAGCTTTAAGAACATAAGTGCGTTCTTGAACTCTAGGTAGAACTCGTCTGCGTCCATTACATGTCCTCCGGCATATGGTTGTGCTTGCGCCCATTTTCAAAGGCAGTTAGCAATTGTAAATTTTCATGTACGTGCAAGCCGCTAACAAGTTTACCTTGTAAGGGGTAAATATGATCCACGACAAGCCCAAATTTGTTTGCTTGGGCATAAAACTTTTGAATTGCTTCTAGATTGGCCCAACTTGGTGTTCGCTTAAGCCTAGCTGCCCGCTTCCTAGCGCATTAGCGCATTAGCGCGCTCTGGGTACTTTTTACACCAAGCAAGACTAGCTTGGCTATAATACGCACGCCCTTCAGCTGTACGCATTGCTTTAGTCTTAGCTTTGCATCTGCGCAAAAACATGCCCAGCAAGTGTATCCAATAAAGCCCGAAGCTTTACAGTCAGTCCGGGCTAGACCCTCCGGTGTATACGCTTTTTGCTGCTTACAAATTTTGCATTGTCTAAGCATGATACGCCTTCCAGATGCCATCAAAAATAGCACTAATAATTTGGGCGAGCAATACACCTAGGGCAATTTCAATAATCGTCACGAGCATACTCCTTTGCGTTTTCAAGTGCTTCTTCTTCAATGCGCTCGCGGTCACGGTCTGTCAATTTCTTCTCGAGCCAGGGAGCATAACGGCCGTTCCGATCACAGACTGTGAACTCTATCTCTGTGAAGCCGTAGCAGTCCCAATCGCTGTCGCAACGAGGACCCAAGGGCTCTTGCACGAAGAGCCGATCTACTTCTATTACGCAGGGTATACCTGCAACTTTGGATGTAAAACTTTTCATGAGCTTACCGGAAACGCCGATTGCGCATAATTATTGTGCTCTCAACGTCAATGCTGTCAAGCGCATCTTCAAGCTGCGACGCAATCTCTTTCTCAAAGCTCGAGTCAAGTTGTGCAAGCTGCGCAGTAAGCACCTCGATCATGGTGCACTGCTCTTTGGTAACAAGCTCAAGGGCTGCAATACGAGCTTCGAAGATTTTAGAAACTGCTGCGATCAAAGCGGCACCAACAGATGCCTCGAGCCATGAAATGTGCTGCGCAGGAATAGCCAATACAGCAGGCGTAGTCACTTCAAGTGTGCTTATTGTGGGGGCGAATGTGTCGTTCATTTCGATAACTCCAGTACAAGTAAGATTGCGAAACCCAGGCCGATTGCTATGGCCAAGGTAATGTCTTTCCAGGATTCTTTCACAGCTGCTTTTCCCAAACGCCTGAGGCGTTCTTGTAGTGCTGACCGAAGCCAACACCAAGCTTGCCGATAGTGTGCTCTTTGAAGCAAGCTTTGCAGAAGTTGCCCCAGCGTCCGCCGTCAGCGCGGGCATCGAAGAACTCTGTTGTGATGGGTGCTTGACAGATGTCGCACTTTGTAGGTGGCGTACCTAACCATTTCTTTGTCATAAGGATCTTTCTATAAGAACAACAAGTAAGTTTGTTGTTAAAGTAATTATAGCAGCAATTTTGCCAATTTTGCAGTTTATTTACCACAAATGTGGCGCACCACGGCCGTTCGGTGCTGATGTACGCACACGAACTTTTAATCGGCCGGCCGTGGCGTTCCAATATTCTGCCTATGTCGGTGCTTTTGAAATGGCAATGTATCCAGGGAGCGCAGAGTCGTGGTTCCCGATCCCACCTGATAGTGCTTTGTGCTGCCACTCGTCTATGCTTAGCTGTGCAAGCCGCTTCCTAGCAGGGGTAAGGTTAAACGGGAATGTCGGCGATGTCGCAAGGCTTCTCAACACCTTCGCCACCAAGTTCACAGCAGTAACCTCTTTGTTGTCTTGGTTAATTCTATCTGTGATAAACTTGGCAGTGATGAACTGGTGTGGTAAGTCTTTCAGTTTGGGGAAGATATTGCCTGCAATCATTTGCTCAATGCTGCTTGTGAGCTCATCATGCTTGGCGTACTTGAGGTTGAGCAGTTCTTGTGGGGAGCTGATGTGAGGATTCTCTGCTCTGAGCTCTTGGTCTACATCGTCCATAGTCAGCCTGGACTTCCACCACACTTGCGGGTCATTCTCGTCTACTACCACAGTTTCAAGCGCTTCTGCAAGGAGCTGCAACTTGACTTCGTAGGGTATTACTACGCACCAGTTCACTGTAACGGCAATGAACCGGCGGGAGCCAGACTTGTCTGAGGTGATGTCCGATCTGTTAGTCGCCCCACAGATGATGTACCCTCTAGGCTCTACTTTAGGGTCAGTCTGGTACAGTACCTGGATTGTGTCCTCTGTTTGGGAGATGTACTGCTTGATATTTTCGTGAGATGCACCTCGTGAGTCCAAGATAATACCTTCTGCCATATCCACAATGACAGACTTTGCGCACTTCACCATGCTATGCCGCTGCTGGCTAGACGTTCCTGTAGGGAGCGCCTCGATTGCGTGGTAGAGCTTGTGCCCTTCGAACGTTGCCAAGGCTTCTAGGAACGTGGTCTTACGAATGCCTTGTGGGCCTACTAGCATGAAGGCAAAGTCTGCTTTAGTTCCTGGTTTGACAAGACGCAGGGCAAAGGCAGTCATGAGCATGCGCCCAAAGTCTTCGCAGATGTGCTGGTCTTCTGGTGCTACTTGTAAGTACTTTGGGCCCCAAGTATCAAGGCGAGGTACTTTGTCCCAGGTCACTGCCTTGATTGCATCCCGTACTAGGTCTGTAGACGTGGTGTTGAGGTACCCACCTACTGCAGTGGCAATCACTGGTTTTGTGAACTTGCCATCTATGTGTTCTTGTAGGTTAACCAGGATGTCAAACTTCACATTGTCTACGCTAGTACAAAGACTGCCATCAAAGATAATGCCAAGTCGCTTATCCTCGTAGAGGCGCTTGGCATACAGTGTTTTGATTATTTGGTAGGCATTAAACTCGTTGCGCTCAAACTTGCCTTTGTCATCCACAATCACCTTGGCTTCAGACAGGACTTGCTTACGGGAAGCCTGGAGTGACTCTACTGGGATGACCATCAGTTCTTCAAGCTGGCCTTCAGGATCCTCAACTAACCAGTCATCCACACCTTTGTTGAACGGTGGCTTATAGACTGTGAGGGTAACACTTAGCGCTTTGAGGAGGGAAGCGAAGGTAGTGACTGCGTACTGGATTTGTACATTTGTTTCTATGTCCCCATCAAAGACTGCCTTGACCTCTGTGCAACCATGCAGGAGACCAACTAAGGTGGGGTGCAGTACCTGACCCTGCGAGAACCCGCGACAGCCTCTTAGCCCTACGGACGCAATGTTGAAATGCTTGGAGAACTTGACTGACTTCTTCTCCCCTTCTATTAGCCATAGTGTCTTGGACTTGGGGTACTCGCCTAGCGGGACGTACACCTCTGTTTGTCCCTTGGGTCCCTTATATTTAGGGACCGAATCCGCACGACAAACCCACATTTGTGGGACTTGATATGGTATAATATAACGCCCAACACCAAATAGATTTGCTATGGGATAGGCACCAAGGTCTGATGGTTCTAGCCCAGAACGTGCAAGATCCGAGCGCATAAACTGCTCGGAGATGCTGTCTGATATATATGCAGGAGCTGGTTCATAAAGTAGCGAAGCTTGCGCATGAGCTGACATGTTGATTGTGGTTGGTTGATGCAGGGATGTGGTTGGTGTTTAGAAAGAAAGACCCGAGGACTTTCGCCCTCGGGTTTTCACCTGCATCTAGGCCCACCAACCACAGCAGCTCCTAGACTTTACAAATAGGGTAGCCTACGTCTCCAAAAGTCTATTGCCTTTACTACTATTTTCTGTTTGAGTAAGCAGCTGTAAGTTGTTTGCAACATGAAGCCCAGATACTAAAGCTCCGCGCAAAGGATAAATGTGATCTACAGTAAGCCCCTTACTTGCAGCTTTTGTGTATACTTGCTTAATTGCTGCCAAGTCTGCCCATGGTGGCACACGCTGGATTTTAGCTATAGCGTACCTCGTACAATTAGCATTAGACTTTCCGCGATTCGCTTTTTGCCAAGCCCTTACTGCCGCGTTAAGCTTTTCACGCCCTTCAGGCGTTGCTCGGGTTTTTGCCTTTGCAGCTCGTTGCACAGCCCGTATTTTGTCTAAGCCTTCTGGAGTGGTTCTATTTTTTGCTTGGGTCGCTCTATTTGCCGCATTTGCTTTTGCGCGACCTTCTGGAGTTGCTTTACGAGCAGCATTGCGCTTGGCATCACTAAGCAAGTAACAGTCCCAGCAGACTGCCCCTAAAAAACCAGACGCTTTCGAGCAAGACTTAGCTGTAAGCTCATAGAACTTTTCTTGGTTACAAATTTTACAATATCGCATAACTTATTGTAACACTATACTGTCGTTTAGGACACATATATTTTTCACAGTTGTGGTATAAGCTTAGTCCTAGGTCCCGTACCTAGAACCCCACTCGCCACCAGTTCTTCGTGTTTGTGTGTCGTGCGTGCGCATCGTGTTTTATATTTTAATCATATTTAATTTTGAGCCCTGGTAACATCCAGCAAGTAGAAGTTGCATTAAACGCATTATTTCGAAAACGTATACGTACGCATCAGCAGCGAAAAATAATGCGACGGTGGCAATCGTGGTGCGTTTTAAGCACCTCGTGGATCAGTCGGACTGTCAATAATCGTCATCGTCACGACCTTTTTGCTTCTTTGGTATGTAGTCAAATGCGTCTGGCCCAAACTTCTCAATCTTATGCTTGACTACTCGTATTTCGTCTTCCAGTACAAACTTACGCATACTAAGCGTTGGGTCAGTAGTATCAGGGTATGCTCTTTCAAACAAGCCCAACAAACTTTGCGCTTGGCTTAGTCGCTCTGCATATGGTACACCTAGTGTACTTCTTTGACTTTGGCCTACCACAGTTCGTTTAGCTTTGGCAGTAACCTGCGCATCAAACTTTGTATTGGACATTTGGTGCTTGATTCCTTGGAGTTGCGCCTCCAGCGATTCTTTCTTAGCCTTAAGTTCTAGGTACTCTGGATTAGTACTTTGGGATATACTTTGTGCACGTGCTCGCTGGCGCTTGACGTAACATGCCCAGCATATGTTACCCATAAATCCTGCTGCTTTACTATTACGTGGTACGTCTGGATTGAACGGGGCATCTTGCTCACAAGTTTTACAAACCTTCATATCAAACTCCTATATAAAATATTATTATATCGTAAATATTACGACGTTTAATGTATTTAGTGCTTTGAAGATTGCGTCTAGGTTCTTAGTACCTCGTGCTTTGGACTACGAGGTAGGTACTAAGAACCTCGTGCATGTTGTGTTGTGTGTGTTCGTCGTGTAATATAACTTTAATAATAATAATAATATATATATACAAGTAAATACTATGTTTTTTTCATGGCCATTTTTAAGCTGCCTTTTCAGACGCCTTTCCGACGACACGGCCGCGCACGTTACACGAAACCAGCTGTTTTCGGCCCAAAAAGGCCGAAAACCCCGTCAAAATCAGCTGTTTTCGGCCCAAAAACGTCATTTTAGCCTTCCAGGCTCCGAACGCACGTGTTTTCGTCGTACACGGAACCAGCGAGTACTACCCCAGGCCCCGAACAGTGCTTTCCACCCCAAAACGGATTCCAGCAACAGGGCAAATCTCCCGGATTTCGGGCTAGCCCGCTAAAACGCAATCTACCACGTTTTTGGGCAAGTGACCTTCCGTCCGACACTGGGTAGGAAGGAGGGTAGCACTTCGTAATGCGGAGTTTGTCCATGCATATATGAGTTTTGGGCAAAGTCCAAAACTCATATATGCATGGCCCGAAGTCAGTTCGACCCCATCATATATGAGTTTGATGGGGCAATAAAAAAGCCCTGAGAATCTCAGGGCTTTGCGCTTAGCAGCTGTCTATTACTCTTGGGTTACTTCTTCAACTTTGGGCAGGTCGATTTTATTTGCCCGCACTTGAGACTTGTACCATGCAACACACGCATAGGTTGTCTTGCGAGCGGGATTCTCTTCAAGGACCTTTGCAACGATTTCTTTGTTAGAGAGCGCGCCTTCGGCAATCAATTCAAGGATCCTTGCACCAACGCCAGTCTTCACAGTCTTGGGCGCTTTAAACGCATTATTTTCGATCGGTGTATGTTCGGCTTCGTCGTTCGTTTTGGGAGCCTCCGTGACGATCGTAGTCGATGTATCGTCGCTTACGATCGTTAACGTTTCGGCATCGACGACGACCGGTGGCACGTACTCTTCGCCTTTTTCCGCAGCGATCTGAGATTCAATGGCTTGAGTTTCGAGCTCGATCATGGCAAGCTTTTGAGCCTTAGTTAAACGTGGGGCCTTGGGTGCAGTAGTCTTAGTCATAAGTTCTTTCTAGTTTGTCAACCAGCGTGATTGCTTGTTGATGAGTTAATTATGTCACGGCAAATTAAGAAGTACAAGCAATCGTTCTAATTGGTTAGCTCTAGTTGATTAGTAAAACCTATTGGGGCTTTGTACTAATTATATACGCGATGCGGGTGCGTGTGCGCACATGCGTATAACGTACTTTGATCCAAATGTAAACAAATAAAGTGTAACACTTTGTAACGGAGATACTGATTGGTAATACTATGTGCTACGTGGTATGTACTCGTACTACGTGGTATGTACTCGTACTACGTGGTATGTACTCGTACTACGCGGTATGCACTCGTACTAAGTGGTATGTACTTGTACTAAGTGGTATGCACTAGCACTGAGTAGTATGTACTCGTACTACTTAGTATGCGCTTGCACTGAGTAGTATGTACTTGTACTAAGCAGTGTGTACTCATACTGAGTGGTATGTACTATGCAGCATGAGCCACGGAGTTACCAACGAGTTGCCCTAGTTACTAACCAGGTTGCTAAGTTACTAACGAGTTACCATAGTTACTAACAGGGCTAGTACGTTGCCAACGGGTTCATAAAGTTACCAACCAGTTACTAAGTCCTATATGGGGCTTGCCTTGTGCGGGGCACTTTGCACCCCCTATATGGGGCGAATCCCGACGGGCAGGTGCAGCCTTATGTTGATCTACATACGCAGCAGAAAACCCAAACTAAACTACCAGCGAGTACTTTATACAAATTCCCGGAAAAAACCCAAACTAAACTACCAGTGAGTAAAGTGCACCGCCACAAAGAACCCCCGGGCATACCCGCCTCTTCACCCCCACCAAGCTCTTCACCAAGAAAAATTTCCCGGAAAAATTTCGAAATTTAAACTACCAGTGCACACAACACTAAAATTCACGACATAATACTGAAATGAGTCTAATCCCTGAAGTCCTCCCCCAACAGATCCGCTCAACAGCTCTCACCCAGCCCGTTGGCCCCAACGTAGCGATCAAGCAACTCCGTGAAGTATTCAGGGATGCATTTGACCAGCTAGGTGGCGCGCACTGGCTTATCGAGTTTGTACAAAAAGATCCAGCTAACGCAAGGGTCTTTGTGGGTGCTATCAGCAAGCTGCTCCCCGCGCAAGTCCAGTCAGTAGTAATCAAGGGTGATGCAGACAATCCCCTTCGCATGGCTGTTACCTCCCTCAAGGGGCTTAGCGATGCGGACTTACTACAAATGGAAGCTATTGTGTCCAAAGTCAGCACACTGCCAGATCCCCAAGTAGAGTAGCTAAATGGGCGCCAGTCTCTCCCCGCGAGTGCTGAAGGAGCTCATCCAGGAAGAGCAGTCACGTCGTAGGGCTGAGAACTCTCTCTACGAGTTTGTTAAACAGGCTTGGTCCGTAGTTGAGCCCGGCGTGCCATTCATCCCCAGCTGGCACATAGAGGTTATTTGTGAGCACCTTGAGGCTATCACCCATGGCACGCTGCGCAAGCTGCTAATCAACATTCCCCCACGCCATACCAAGTCGCTCATAGTGTCAGTGCTATGGCCTATGTGGGAGTGGCTGTCTGCCCCAAACCAGAAGTTCTTGTGTGCATCGTACTCTAGTACACTGTCCATACGAGACAACCTCAAAGCCCGCAGATTAATACAGTCGCCATGGTACCAAAAGCGCTGGGGCCACCTCTTTGCGTTTGCTGGCGATCAAAACGCCAAGCAACGGTTTGAGAACGACAAGACAGGGTACCGGATCGCAACTAGCGTGGGTGGCACGGCAACTGGTGAAGGCGGGTCTCGACTTATTCTTGACGACCCCCACGGTGCCCAAGATGCGCAGTCCGAAGCCCTGCGCGAAAGTGCCTTGGAGTGGTTTGACGGTGTGTGGTCCACCCGTCTAAACAACCCCAAGACTAATGCTATGGTCGTGGTTATGCAGAGGCTCCACGACAAGGATGTGAGCGGCCACATCCTACATGACATCGGCGGTTGGGAACATATCTGTGTCCCCGCCGAGTGGGATGGCATCCACCGTAAAACTTCTTTGGGCCCATACGACCCCCGCACAAAGAAGGGCGAGCTGATTTGCCCTGAGCGCTTTGGGCCCAAGGAACTAGCATCTTTAAAGCAACTGCTAGGCGAGTACGGTTCAAGCGGCCAGCTCCAGCAAGATCCTGTCCCCGTCGGTGGAGGTCTAATCAAGACAGAGTATTTCCGCATATGGCCCGTTGCAGAAGGCCTACCTGCTTTTGAGTATATCCTCCAGTCCTATGACTGTGCGTTTACCGAGAAGACAACTGGCGACCCAACAGCCTGTTCTGTCTGGGCCGTGTTCACCTATAAAGGCGAGCGCATGGTCATGCTAATAGACGCATGGGACGCGCACCTGTCGTACCCAGACCTAAGAGCCCGGGCAGTTAGGGACTGGTCCATAGAGTACGGCACTGCAAGCAAGGCATCTCCACACATTCGCCCCAAGCGTCCAGATCGTATTCTAGTTGAAGCAAAAGCCTCAGGACAGTCCCTTCTCCAAGATCTACGCCTTGCGCGCGTGCCTGCTGTTGCCTACAACCCAGGGAATGCGGACAAGGTCAGCCGTGCACACCAGGCTGCCCCCACCCTGGAGCTGGGCAAGCTATGGATACCAGAGTCTGCTAAGAACCCCGGGCAGAAAGTTAGTTGGTCACAGGAATTTGTCAAGCAGTTGACTAAGTTTCCCGTAGCAACGCATGACGATTATGTCGACACGTGGTCCCAGGCAATTATCTTCCTCAAAAACGACGGCTGGTTTGAGCTCCCACGTGCTAAAGAGCACGACGAGGTCAAGAAGCCCTACAAAGACAGAGTTAACCCCTACGGAGTATAACATGGCAGACCGTATTAGTGCAACAGAACCAGAATCCCCGTGGGCTGCAAGCATGGCTGGCTGGCTAAAGCAAGCTGATGACTGGGCAAGAGAGAATAACCCACCAGTGCAGATGCTGAGTGACCTTGCTGGCATCCCCGCCATTACAAAGACCTTAGAACGCAAAGGATACGGTGAGCCCCTAACAAGCGGCAAGGGTATGACCAGGAAGATGAAGCCTGATACCGAGGAGGCAATACTAGGTGCACTGAACTTTGCACCTGCTGTTGGTCCAGCAGCTAAGCTAACAGAGAAGTACGGTGTACCTGCTGCTCAGGCTATGGCTCGTAACGCTATGATACCTAGCACGCTGAGCAAGGAAGCTGGCGTTATTAAAGTGCCTGGTGGCAACTGGCTCAGTGGGTCAGTGGAGGATTCGCTGAAGGGGCTGAAGACTTCTGGACCTATTCCCAGAATTGCGCCAGGTCGTTACGAGCGACCTATGCCAGATAAGGCTATTGATGACTGGATCGACAAGAAGCTCGCCAGCTACGTCAAGAACGACATGGCCACTGAGCGCGACCCAATTCGTCTGGCAGCAGATGCTTGGCCTAAGAAGAAGGGCGAGCAGACGTCAGTGATAGAAGCTCGGTTGGACAAAGCAAAGGCTGACATGGAGACCGCCAGACAAGCTCGTGGTTTTACCCCAGAGATGATGACCAGCTCGCAGGCACGGATCCGCGCGATTGAGAAAGACAAGGACTTACTGAACTTACAAGAAGGGCTGCATGGTGTGCCTGACAGGTACGCCATGTCTAGAGGCCAGGAACAGCGTGTAGCTGCAGGGTTCCCAGTCGAAGGTTCCGGGGTAGGTCCAGAAGCTAAGCGCTGGGAAAATCAGTCAGACATATCGATAGGAACACTCCCAGCTGAGCAGTACCAAAAGACGGTAGGGCCAAGCTGGGAAGCAAACAAGTGGCTTGACAAAGTTGATCCAAGTACACCAGTACATCGAGCCTCGGGCACTGCTCGTGGGTTTAATTCAGATACTGGCTTCGACCACCTCATCGACGAACTCCGTAATGCTACTAACGCTGAGTCAGGTCTCCCCAAGCATCTGTTGCTTGATCCCAAAGACTTAGGCAAGGTGGCAGTGCCACAGGCTGTGGAGCGAGTAGCTCAGATCAACGCCTGGAGGCAAGCGCAGAAGATTGAAGCCAACCAGATGCTCGCTAACAACGCCGCTACTGTCCTCCACAAAGAGTACCCAGAGAAGGGCATGAAGTGGGTGGAGTTGAAGAAAAATGACCAGATTCCTGAGGGCGCAGTAACTTTTGACCGTCGTGGGTACTACGGCGGAGACGTTGGGCCTGTGTCAAAAGCCGACGCAGAGCGCCATGCAAAGATGGCAACTCTCAAAGACGCCCTCAAGTACGAAGGCGACACTATGAAGCACTGCGTGGGTGGGTACTGCGATAAAGTCGCCGACGGATCTACTCGTATCTTCTCCCTGCGTGACACCAAGACAGGTCAGCCCCATGTGACAATTGAAACTGTGCCGCTAACTGAGAACAAAGCTATACAGAACTTGAAAGCTGAGTTTGGAGATAACTGGGAAGACTACGCAGATCCAAGGCTACTTGCTGCAAACGAAAAGTCGGGGGCGCGCATCCTCCAAATCAAAGGTAAAGGCAACAAGAAGCCCAATGACGAGTACCTGCCCTTCGTACAGGACTTCGTAAAGTCACAGAAGTGGAGCGATGTGGGGGACTTACAGAATACTGGGTTGCTGCACCGCAAGACGCTCACCTCAGCAGAGCAGGCGGGGCTTGCCCCAGAGCAGAACTACTTGACAATGGAAGAGATCCAAGAACTACGTAAAGGCAAACCCTGGGTACCCATCGATACGGATCCCGAGTTTGCCAAAGGAGGCCTAGTTTCTACGCATGACTACAACCCAGAGCACGTGGCAACATTAGCTTCAGCGCTTGCAAAAGATTTAGCGTTGTCGTATTAAACTGCGCTATAATTTTAAATGTAAAGCTTCAACTGACTGTTACGGAGTCGCGTTATGCTGGCCGCTAGAATCCATCTCATTATTCAACTTCTGTGCATAGAGCTGCTGACCTCTGACGGCTGCATCTTCTTTGTACTGATGCAGGTCACAGTAGGAGTACTTTATGGCATCGCCCAAAGACAAGTTCGAAACAGACGCAGAGCGCATGAAGTCTCGCGGATTCGCTGGGTACCTCAAAGACCGTATTACCGGTTCAGCTGACTTCTCCAAAGCTGCCTCCTTGTCCAAGCCCGCCAGGGCTAAGTTAACAGGCGAAGATTCAGATCTAGACCCTGAAGTCCGAGCCAATCTCAAAAAAGGCGGACGCGTGTCTGTCCCCAAGAAGTCTACTTGGTAAGCCCATGGCTACAAAGCAGCTCCCGCCTGAAGAGGACGAAGAGGAAGGTTTGCCTGAGGAAAAAGGCGAGCCGATTAGTCTAGAAGACGTTGACAATGACGTTGAAGACACCGAGGATGGCGGTGCAATTGTTAGTCTTGTGGCTAACCGCAAAGACGAGAAAGCTAAGGCTGCGCACTTTGCCAATATTGTAGACGAAGTTGACCAAACTGATCTAGACGATTACGTCTCTGAGCTCCTAGACAAAATTGGTAAAGACAAAGACGCCCGCGAAAAACGAGACAAGCAGTACGAAGAAGGTCTCCGTCGTACAGGCCTAGGTGACGACGCACCAGGCGGCGCGCAATTTTCAGGTAGCACCAAAGTAGTTCACCCCATGCTAGTAGAAGCATGCGTGGACTTCAGTGCCAGAGTCTTGAAAGAGATCTTCCCGCCAAGCGGACCTGTTAAATCTAAAATCCAAGGCAAGCAAAATAATGTCAAGCTAGCAAAAGCCCAGCGTAAAGCTGACTTCATGAACTGGCAGACCACAGAGCAAATGCCTGAGTTCAGAGGTGAGCTGGAGCAGCTTAGCACGCAGCTCCCACTAGGCGGTGGGCAATACTTGAAGCTTTTATGGAATGCAGAGCAACAAAGACCTGCAGCTGAGTTCATTGGAATTGATGACATTCTCATTCCCTTTGCTGCTACTAACTTCTACACAGCTGAACGCAAGACGCATGTCCAGTACTTGACTGCTGCAACCTTTGAGCGCAGGGTTTCATCTGGAATGTACATTGACATTTCACTTGGAGCTCCAAGTGATCCTGAGCGTTCCCGTACAAGCAAAGCCAATGACAAGATCGAGGGCCGTGTAGATACTGCGTACAACGAGGACGGTCTTCGCACAGTACTAGAAGTCTACACCCACCTGGATTTTGGTGATGGGCTTGCGCCGTACATTATTACTATTGACAAGAGCAGCCAGCAAGCGGTTAGTCTCTATCGTAACTGGGAACCTAAAGACGAGCTGCGCCGTGAGCTAGAATGGATCGTTGAGTTTGCGTTCATACCCTGGCGCGGCGCGTACCCTATTGGCCTGACTCACATGATAGGTGGGCTGTCCGGAGCTGCCACAGGGGCATTGCGCGCATTACTTGATTCTGCGCATATCCAAAATATCCCCACCATGTTGAAGCTCAAGGGCGGACCTGGAGGGCAAACACTCAACCTCCAGCCTACAGAAGTCCTTGAGATTGAGGGTGGGGCAATGATAGACGACATTCGCAAGATTGCAATGCCTGTCCCCTTCAATCAGCCGAGCCCAGTACTTTTCCAGTTACTTGGCTTCTTAGTAGACGCAGGCAAAGGCGTAGTCCAAACTAGCTTTGAGAAGCTGTCAGACCAGAATCCTAATGCCCCTGTAGGCACAACGCTTGCGCTAATTGAGCAAGGCATGGTAGTGTTCAGTAGCATCCATAGTAGGATGCACAATTCGATGAGCCGGGTATTCAAGGTGCTCCATCGTATTAACAGTGCTTACTTGACAGTAGAAGACGCTAAAGCCAATGCTGCAGGGCTGCCAATCAATCCTGCGGACTTTGATGGCCCAATGGACGTAGTTCCGGTTTCGGATCCAGCTATCTTCAGTGACACCCAGCGTTTTGCGCAAGTGACTGCCCTGCAGCAACGCGCGGCCTTACTACCTGGTATGTATGACCAGCGCAAGGTCGAAGAGCTCTTCTTGCGTAATATGAAGATTGACGCAGAGGGCGTGCTCCAGTTGAAACCAGGTTCTGAGGACATGGACCCTGTGTCTGAGAATGTTGCTGCAACTATGGGCCGACCTGTGTATGTCTTGCCTAAGCAAGACCATGTGGCGCACTTGAAAACACACATGGCGTTCTTGCAGTCTCCGTTGTTTGGCAAGAACCCTGCCATCATAAAGACTTTCCTGTACCCAATATCGGTACACTTGCGTGATCACCTGCTCAACTACTATATGGTTGAGGCGCATGAGGCGCTGGAGCAAGCGGAGAAGCAAGAGCTCATCCAGGCTGAGTCTATTGAGCAAGTGCCTGTCATATTGCAAGTGCAGCAGTTCATTGAGAAGCAGCTTGGTGGACTTGCCCAAGAGCTTGCTAAAATTGACCAAGCAGCTCAGCAGTTCAAACCACAACCGCAGACACCACCTGATTCAAGCATGCAGGTTGCACAGCTTGCAGCAAAAGTCCAGTCTGAGACTAGTGCCCAGCGTACGCAGCTTGAACAAGCTAAACTCCAGTCCGGCCAGCAGCACAATGCTGAGAAGCTTAAGCTTGAGGCTGCTAAGCTTCAAATACAACAGCAGAAGCTCCAGGCTGACCCGCAGGCACGTCTTGCTGAAGTGCAGTTGCGCGAGCAGGGCCAGGACCAGCGCAGCCAGCTTGAGACACAGGCTCGGTTGGACATGAACGAGGCCGACAATCAAACTGCCATGCATATTGCAGCGGCTGAGATTGCCACAGGCGACAAGATCGGTCTAAGCACCGGTACAGGTATCAATCCCAACCCTAACCAGTAAGGAGCTTCTCATGGCTACAACCACTCCCCCCGCAGGCCCCATCAATCAGCACAAAGCAATGGCTATGGGCAAGACCCCCAACCAGCCCATTCCTAATCCAGGACCAAAGACACCCGCATGAGTGGGGGCTTTGAGCAGCTGCTCAACCGTCTAAAGGCTGAGCAAGCAAGCTACGCGCTAGAAGCACTACGTAAGCCCGGTACAAAGACCGAATTTGAGTTTGGTCACCGCTGTGGCTACTTAGTAGGGCTGGACAAAGCAATTGACATCTTGCTAAAGGCGCTTGACGAAGAGCGCCATGGCGAAAGAGATCTAGACGCAAGACTGTAACGAGTCTGCGTGGACAAGTTCCACAACCCACCTGCTGAAAGGAGCAGTAAATGAGCGACGCCCTAACCGAGGCATTCCCACAGGCCAACCCAGGCATCGAGCCTTATGGTAGCCGAGTCCTAGTCCAAATCCGAACCCCCAAGTCTCGCACCGCTTCAGGCATCATCCTGGACAGTGGTACCAAAGACACCGAACGCTGGAATACGCAAGTGGGTAAGGTCATCTCAGTTGGCCCGCTGGCCTTCAAGAACCGTAACACGCAGGCGTCCTGGCCTGAAGGCTCATGGGCAGCGCCCGGCGACTACGTCCGTGTGGCCAAGTATGGTGGAGACAGATGGAACGTCCAGCTACCCAATGGCGAGGACGCGCTCTTTGTCATCTTCAATGATCTTGACCTCATTGGCAAGGTCACCGGGGATCCATTAGCTATCCGTGCTTTTATCTAAAGGAGCTGAATCATGGCTGATACCTTGAAAGAAGATGACGAGAAGTTGTCACGGGACGAGTATGTTGTTGTTGAAGACCCAAAGAAACTGAGCGCGGTAGACGATGACGACGACGACATCGACCCAGATAATCCAGATGGGGAGACTGGTGATGCCCGTATTGCGCATACTTCAGATGAAGATCGTGATGCCATCCGTGAGCGCCGCAGAGCTGAGAAGCTTGAGCGTAAGCAGCGTCGCGATGTTGCCATTGTACGTGATAAGACTGAGCTTGCTTTTTTAACCAAGCGTAATGATGAGCTTGAGCGCAGGCTGCTAGCGCAAGAACAACGGGCGCATCAGAGCGACGTCAACAGCCTAGCTTATCAAGCTCAGCAAGCACAGGCACAAGCTGAGCAGGCCGAGCGTGTCATTGCTAAGGCAGTTGAGGCGGGCAATGGCGATGACGTAGCCCAGGCACTCCGGTACCGTGACCAGGCAATGCAGCGGGCTCAGCAATTGCTTACTGCCCAGCAACAAACAGCTGCAAGTCCGCCTGTCCAGCAAGTGCCTGCTACAGCTGCTAAAGTGGTTGAGCTTGCCAACAAGTTCATTGATGATAATAAAGATTGGTACGATAGGCAAGGTCGGAACGAAGACTCAGCTATTGTATTAGCAATTGACGCAGCACTTGTGCGTGATGGGTACGCCCCACATACAGAGGAATACTGGGCAGAGCTTAATAAACGTGTGGCGCGGCGCCTGCCTGAGCACTTCACAAAAACAACGCGGCGTGATGACCATGGCGAAGAACCACCTGAGCGTGTGTCGCGCGGCGGTCCAAATATGGGATCAGGTAAAGAGCATGCACCAGTAAGCACTCGCAAGGAAGTTTATATTAGCCCAGAGCGCAAATCCGCTTTGATGGAGGCAGGCGTTTGGGACGATCCGGTGCTGAGAAACAAGTACGTAAAAAGGTATATACAGTACGATAAAGATGCTAGGGAGAACCGGTCGTGACTTTTTACACCTATATCCACACACGTGCGTCCGACAATAAGCCTTTCTATGTCGGAAAAGGCCGTGGTAAACGGGCGTACTCGGCAGCTGGTCGAAACACGCATTGGCACCGCGTAGTAGCTAAGCATGGGTTAAAGGTCGACATTGCTTCGCGCTGGCCAACCGAAGTTGAAGCTTTTGAGCATGAAAAGTTTTTGATATTATGCTTAAAAGATATGAAGATGCTGCTAGTTAACCAAACTAACGGCGGCGAAGGCCGCGCAGGGTGGGTGCCTGACGAGTTGTTTAGAAACATGGTTTCGCGTGTTCATGCTGGTAAGGCCATATCTGATGAGACCAAAGCCAAAATGAGCGCGTCTGGCCTACTTGCTAATGCAGCCATAGAGGTCCGAGCGCGCAAACGCGCAAGCTGGACACCAGAACGGCGCGCACTTAACGCTGCTAGGGGCAGAGAGCTTATTCACCATGCCATTCAAGCCAATGTTGGTGCGCCCAGCCACATGCTTGGTAAAAAACAATCTGAAGAGGCTAAAGCCAAAATCAGCGCTGCGGTTTCCGGTGAAAACAATCCCATGTTTGGTAAAACTTTTTCGCACACCGACGAGGCAAAAGCAAAGATAGCTAAGGCCAGCAAAAACAGAATCATCACTGACAAGGCTAGAGCCAGTATCAGTGCATCGGCCAAAGCCGCTTGGGCCCGGCGTAAAGCTGCACAAATAAATCGCGCGTGACGGACTTTTTGTGACATAATCAATTTAATTGCTGAAGGAGCAAATTAGTATGACTGACGAACGAGTTAAGAAATCTGCTGGTGACGCCCGTGAAAGCCGTGCTGTGGAAGACCGCACGAAAACCGAGTCGCGTGAGTTGTCCGATGATGAGCGGGTTGAAATGTTTCGCCACCAGTTTTTCCAGTCCTCTTTACCGGACTTGCCTATGATCCCGGGCTGGCACATGTGCTGGCTCACGACTACTAACCCCCGTGACTCTATCCAAACACGCATTCGCCTCGGGTACCAGCCAGTTAAGGCTGAAGATGTACCTGGTTGGGAGTATGCAACCTTGAAAACAGGTGATTGGCAAGGTTTCATTGGGGTTAACGAGATGCTTGCGTTTAAGCTACCCATGTCCCTCTATCTCAAGTTCATGCAGGAGGCTCATCATGATGCCCCATTGCGTGAAGAGGAGAAGCTGACTGACACAGCAGAGTTTATGGCGCAGCAAGCTTCAGCATCTAAGTCTCGGTTGATCCAAGGTGACGGTACGCAGGAACTGGTTCAGAAGCGGGAAGCTCGTTTTGAGCTGACCTGATGACCCATTCAATCCTACTAGGAGTTCCAAATGTCCGCTACTAGCGCACCCTTTGGCTTCCGTCCGTCCTTCCACAACAGTGGCCAGATTCGGTCTAAAGCCTACACGATCGCCAGTACTTATGCTGCCAATATTTTCATGGGTGACCCTGTGAAACTGGTGGATGCAGGTACTATCCAGCTCGGCACCTCTGACGGTTCACGTACAGGTACAGTTGATGGCATCTTGCTGCTTGGTATTTTCCAAGGCTGTGAGTACAACGACGCCCAAGGCAAACCCACTGTGAGCAACTTCTGGCCCACTGGCACAACCGCTACTAATATTGTAGCTTACGTGCTTGACGACCCAGAAACGCTGTTTGATGTTGAGTACCCAAACCCCTCATCTGGAACTACTGTGCAAACAGCAGTGGGTGAAGAGTGCGACTGGACTGCAACTGCCGCTGGCGGAAGCACTTCCACTGGCCTGAGCGCCACCTATCTGACCGTAATTCAGGCTACCTCCGGGCAGTTCCAGATCACCGGTTTCCATTCTTTCCCCAACGACAGCCTGACCGATGCTTATGTGACCGCCACCGTGCGTATCAATGAGCATCAATTTAAGGCAGCTGTCAACTCTATCTAAGGAGCACTAGACCATGGCTACTCCAATGCGTAGTACGGACTTCCGCTCCGTAGTTGAGCCCATCATGAACGAAGTGTTCGATGGCGTGTATGATCAGCGTGCTGACGAATGGAAGATGATCTTCAAGGAGCAGAAGGGTATTCCCCGGAACTACCATGAAGAGCCTGTCCTTTATGGCTTTGGCGCGGCGCCTGAGCTGCCTGACGGCATGGCTGTCACGTACCAATCCGGTGGTGTGCTGTTCATTCAGCGTTACCTGTACAAGGTATATGGCTTGGCCTTCGCCCTGACGAAAGTCTTGGTAGAAGACGGCGACCACATCCGTATCGGCCAGACCTATGCCCGTCACTTGGCCCAGTCGCTGATTGAGACAAAGGAGACTCTTGCTGCCAACATCATGAACCGTGCTTTCAACAGCTCGTATCTTGGTGGTGATGGTGTGTCGCTGGTGTCTACAGCACACCCGATTGTTACTGGCACGTTCAGTAACCAACTGACTACTGCTGCTGCCTTGTCGCAGACCTCACTTGAGCAGTTGCTCATCCAGATCCGCAATGCTGTGGACAACAACGGTAAGCGCATCCGCTTGACACCTAAGAAGATTGTTGCCGGTCCTTCTAATGTGTTCCAAGCTGAGACGCTGCTCAAGTCTGTCTTGCGTAGTGGTACTGCTGACAATGACATCAACCCGGTGAAGAGCATGGGTCTGTTGTCTGAAGGTCAAGCCAATCTGTCGCGTATCACGTCGACCACCGCCTGGTGGATCCAGACTGATGCGCAAGACGGCCTGAAGCTGTTGATGCGTCGCGCCTTGGAGAAATCCATGGAAGGCGACTTCGAGACCGACTCTATGCGCTACAAGGCCACAGAGCGTTACACTATGGGATGGACCGATCCCCGTGGTGTCTACGGTACAGCAGGCGTTTAATCTCTCCCTGGTGAAGTCCCGCAAGGGCTTAGCCCCCACTCCTCAAAAGGGTGGGGGCCTTTTAGGTGAAGGGGTATAGTGATGCGTCAGACAGCGAATCCCCACGCTGACAGCATGCAGACGGGCGCATCTTAATTCTCGCATGTGAGGAATCAATCATGAGTTCTACTACTTTCTCTGGCCCGGTCACATCGACCAATGGCTTTGTTGGCGGCGTAGTTGCTGCCCCGGTTGCTGCAACTGCCTCTACCTTGACTGTGACAGCTGCTACCCACGCAGGGCGCACCGTTGCTCTGAACCGTGCTGCAGGCATTGCTGTTACGTTGCCCGCAGCTACTGGCACGGGGGCAATCTACCGCTTTGTTATTGTTGCCGCACTGACCAGCAATACCACCACGATCAAAGTTGCAAACGCTTCTGATATCATGACGGGCAACGCCTATGTGGTCTCAGACGGGGCTGCAGCAGTGCTAGGCTACACAACGGGCGCATCTGACGACACCATCACCCTCAACGGCAGTACAACTGGCGGGCTGAAAGGCGATTTGATAACGGTGACAGACGTGGCCACAAACGTGTACCATGTCCTGGCCAATACTGCCGCTACAGGCACTGAAGCCACCCCGTTTAGCGCAACGGTAGCCTAAGCAATGATCGCAAACAAACTCGGTTACCAACAGGTAGCTAATACAACTGCGGTGATAAAGGCTAGCCCTGCCGGGTTATTCTCAATCACCTGCATTGTGGGCGGCGCAGTAGTAGTGTACGACAACGCTACTGCTGGCAGCGGAACAGTGCTGTACACCAAGACCCTTGTAGCAGGGGATGTAGTTCACTGGGGCAGTCATGGTATTGCTGCCAACAACGGTCTCACAGTTGTGGTCACAACGGGAACTGCCAACATTGCTTTTACTTGAGGTGAACCATGGGTGCTACTCTTAAATACGGTGACTGGGACTTCGGTCCCCAAAAGACACAAGTGAAAGCATACGCCCGGGGTGGCCCGGTCAAGAAGGAGCCCGGCTGTGGCTGCGGTGGTCCAGTTAATAAGGCTAAAGGTGGCACTGTAACAAAGTTGCCAGCAACCCCGGACTTAAACGCGAGGGCCTTAGAGCGAGTACAACAGATGCAAGCTACTAAGAGCGCAAAGCGTACAATGCCTGCATCCAATGCAAAAGACGGTATTCCGCTCAAGAAAGGGGGCGAAGTCGTTGAAAAAGAAACAGGCGAACGGTACCCTAGTAAAGCTGCTATGGACAAGCATGAAGCCTCTGAAGATCCCGTAGAGCACCAGGCTGAGATGCGGGTACCTGGCAAGCGCAAAGGTGTCCCTGTGATGCCTAGAGGACCTTTAATTGTAATTGCAATGGAACATAGTAAGCCTCCAAAAAAGTAGCTTACACGTATCGATTTTACGATATAATCAACGTAAGGCCGCTGCACAAGCTGCCATTCTAGCTATCTTAGTGGAGTGGACATGGCCTTTTCTGGCAACGTTAGTACAACAACCTTTAACGCCAATAGCGTGATTGATCATGCTTTTCGGCGTTGTAGGTTGTCTGCTCAGCAAATCACCTCAGAGATGCAGGCCTACGCGCTTGACAACCTCTACTTGCTGACCTCCGAGATAGCCAACATCAAGACCCCGTCTTGGTGTATCGAGAAGCTAGTACTCCCATTCTACGAGAATCAGCCCGTCATCACCCTGCCTTTGGGGACTGTTGGGGTGCTAAACGCAAACTATAGGACTACACAGACAGTAACGGGTACAGAGCTTACGGCCGCCCAGTCCTGGACCTGCATACTTGACAGTGCTACCATTGTCAACACTGTAGGTATCAAATGGGCGGCGGCAGCGGTACCTGTTACTTTCCAAGTGAGTTCTGACTACGCAACCTGGACCACTGTAGGCACCTCTTCAGCCAGCGCCCGCGCTGGGGAAATTACTTGGACTGACATCTCTGGGGCAATGGAGTACCAGTACTTCAGATTTACCGCTACCAGCGCGTTTTCGCTCACTTCAGTTACCTTAGGCAATAGCCCACAGGAAATACCTTTCGGGGTGCTGAACCGGGATACTTACACCAACCAGAGCAACAAAGTGTTTCCAGGTCGTCCAAACAGCTTCTGGTTTCAAAGAGATCTAGTTCAACCGGTACTAAATCTGTGGCCTGCCCCCAACTTAGCCGCAGAAGCAGCCCAGTTGGTGGTATGGCGGCATAGGCACATTATGGATACTTCTACGCTTATACAAGACGTAGAGGTTCCGCAGCGTTGGCTAGAAGCTATTGTAGCTGGTCTTGCGGCTAAAGTGGCGCAAGAATCGCCCCAAGTTGCTGTAGAGCTTATCCCGTTGCTTGAGCAAAAATACGTAGTTGCTCGTCAGATAGCGTTTGACGGGGACAATGACGGTAGCCCAACATTCATTCAGCCTGCAATAGGCTGCTACACAAGATGAGCAGCCGTTATATTGACCCAACGGGCCAGCCTACCTATGGCATTGGCATCTGTGGGAGGTGCTCCCGCAAGATGGTCTTGTCTGAGCTGATGAGTGACCCCAACAGCCCAGGCTTGAAGGTGTGCGCCGATGACTTGGACGACTATGATCCGTACCGTCTGGCCCCGCGCAAGGCTGACCAGATAGCGCTGCCCTTTGCCCGCCCGGACACCTCTGTTGCCACTCGCCCGTCAGGTCTCATTCAAGAGGCTGGCGATGAATTCATGACCACCGAAGACGGTGAAGGTTACTTGGTGATCTGATGACTGTACCCTCCAATCTGATACCCACACGGATAACCCAGCTGCCGGACGCGCCGAGTGCTGATCCAGCAGGCTTGCTAATCTATGTGCTGAACGGCGTAACGTACAAGATTGCTGCGGGTGACCTGCTGCAAGTGTCAGGGGTGCCTACCAGCACGCAGGTGATTGCAGGTACAGGGATGACCGGGGGCGGCGCGCTGACAGGCGACGTCACTCTGAGCATTGTCCCGGGCGGGGTAGGCACAACACAGTTAGCCGCCTCTGGAGTTACTGCAGGCAGCTATGGCTCAGCCACTTCGGTCCCTGTATTCACTGTTGATGCTACTGGCCGGGTAATGGCGGTATCAGAAGCCACTATTGCACTGTCCGGCTTTGTACCCACCACAAGGCAAGTGATTGCAGGAACGGGGCTCTCAGGCGGGGGTGAGCTTACAGCTAACGTCACACTTGATGCCAACCTGTCAGATGTGCTACCGCGAGTGGGGAGCAATACAGGGGTTGCAGGAGTTTCGGACGGCATTTCCCGGGATGACCATCAGCACCCTGCTGTTGAATTGGCTGATGACACGCAAGTTAACGGACTGCTAGGGCTGGACAATGGGGGTACTGCCAAGAGTATTGTGCCCGCAGCAGGTGCACCTGTTTGGTCTGGTGCTGACGGTCTCTACGTTGGTACTGCAGGGATCGCAGGGCAAGTCTACGTCTCAGGAGGGCCTGATATGCCTTCCTGGGGATCAGCCCTGCTTATCAGTGACCAAGTTGCTAACATTGTGTACGCCGGTCCTGCGTCCGGCCCTGCTGCGCCTACAGGATTCAGGGCATTGGTAGATGCAGACATGCCTGTGATAAGCGCTGCGCACGGAGGGACCGGGCAAGTCACACTCCAGGCGTCAATGAATACGCTGGCGGCTGGGGTAACTTCCGGCCAGTATCTTCGAGGCGACGGGCTGAATGTAACAATGAGTGCTCTTCAACTAGGTGACTTGCCTGTGGTTGACATTGTACATGGAGGCACCGGCGCGTCTGATGCCCCTACAGCGCTGACTAACTTGGGCGCCTACCCGGCAAGCAACCCTTCTGGGTACGCCCCAGGCACTGTGACCTCAGTCTCTGTTGTTACAGCTAATGGCTTTGCTGGGACTGTGGCAACAGACACGCTAACCCCTGCAATCACCCTTACAACCGACCTAACGGGATTGCTCAAGGGGAATGGCACGGCAATGTCCGCTGCCGTCGCAAACACCGATTACGTGCCTGCAGTGATGACCACAGCGGGCGACGTCATGTATGGCGGGGTTGCAGGCGCTGCTACGCGCTTGGGCATCGGGTCAGCCAATACAGTCCTACACGGAGGAGCAGCTGCCCCGTCTTACTCAGCTGTGGTTGAGGCTGACATCAGCTTGTCGGCCAACAGCACTAATGACGTTGACATCACAAGGCATGGCTTCTGCCCGGTGCTGCCCAACAACGCCAGCTTGTTCTTGAACGGCCAAGGCAACTACACCCTGCCGTCAGGGGTAACGCTTGCTGCTTCCTATGCTGAGGTGGCCTTCAGCGGCCAGACTTCAGTCAACGTGGTGCACAACTTTGGTGCCTACCCGGTGGTGCAGGTTGTGGACAATACAGGGGCTGTGTTTGTACCCCTGTCCATAGTAAACAACACAGTAAACGACTTCACTGCTACCTTTGCTATTAGCACTACGGGCACCATAATTGCATCTGTTGGAAGCCCCCAACCCCAGGCGCTAACAATCACCGCTGCCAACTATACAGTGCTCCCTACAGACCGAATTGTACAGGAGACCTCTGGCGGCAAGACCATCACGCTCTACACCGCTGTTGGCAATACTGGGCGGGAAGTGGTAATTAACAACGCAAGTTCAGGTGGCTTGACAGTCAATACTACAAGCTCCCAGACAATCAGTGCCCAGCTCACGCAAACCCTGCCTTCTTTGTCGAGTATGACTGTGTACTCGGATGGCGCTTCATGGTGGATCATCTAAATGTCCTACTTCACGCAAGTTTCTTACGCTGACTCAGGGAGCCTGGACGCCTTCAGCAGGCTCCGTGTGTCCACCCCTGACGTGCTATTTTCTACCCAGAATCAGTACGATGCGGACCCTCTTCAAATGGAGGCTTTTGTTTCAGGCACGGGGGGTGCCCCCGCGCACAACGCCAACACAAGAATGGTGGCGCTGAGTTGCACGGCGGGCACGGGGGTTTGTGCTTTTCAAAGCTACCAATATTCACCTTACGCGCCAGGCAAGAGCCACTTCATTGCTGTGACCGGGGTGCTTGGCACTGGGGTAGCAGGCACCACTGTAGACACTGGGTACTTTGACGACGCCAATGGCGTTATTTTCCGCCAGAATGGGGTAACTAACCTGCAGTTAATCCTACGAACGAGCACTAGCGGGGCCGTGTCCGACGCTAATATTTTTGCTCAGAGCGCCTGGAACATAGACAAGATGGACGGCACTGGGGCTTCTGGTCTTACACTAGACGTGACTAAAGCCTTCATCTTGCTCATAGACCTCCAGTTCTTGGGCATGGGCCGTGTGCGTGTTGGGTTTGACATCAACGGGGTGGTGTACTATGTCCATCAGTTTGAGAACGCCAACAACTTGGCTTTACCCTACATGCAGTCAGCCACGCTGCCTGTACAGATGCTGCTTACAGCTACGGCTTCTGCCGCTACTAAAACCTGCTACTTCAAGTGCGCTTCTGTTATCAGTGAAGGCGGGGACATTGGGGACTACGGGTTTGCTATGTCTACCCCTAATGCAACCGCAACTGCTGGGAACAATACTCGGGTGCATCTGTTATCTATCCGGCCTAAGACCACTTTCAATGCGCTACCTAGTAGGGGGCTGTTCATCCTAGACGACTTCAACTTGGTGGTAACGGGTGCCCGGGAAGTTTATTATGAAATAGTTACGGGGGCTGCTTTTACAGTCGCCCCTACTTATGCTAACGTAAACACTACTTACTCAGCTTATGAGTATGGCACAGCGGGCACCTTTAGCAACTTGACAACAGGCATAATTCTGTATTCAGGGTACGTTGGTTCGGCTGTAAACACCAATGTGGTTAATCGTACCTTTGACCGTAAGCTCTCCCTGCATAACCCCATCAGTCTTAATAGAGCAGGGGCAGCTAGACCGATGGGCACTTTGTCTGTGCTTGTAACAGGGCTAGGGGCCACCTCTGCTGTCCAAGGCAATATCAACTTCACAGAGGTGCGGTAATGAGAATTGACAACCCCACGCTGACCACCCCGGCTAGTGGGGTATTGACTAACTGTACTGGTACCGCAGTAGGGCTGACTGCTGGGTTAGCTACTGCGCTGGCAGGCGGAGCAGCTAGCCAAGTCCCTTATCAAACTGGGGCGGGCACTACAGCATTCATTGCAAACGGAACCGCCGGGCAGATCTTTACTTCAGCTGGGGCACTTGCCCCAACTTGGACCGGTATTTCCGGAGGAACATTCTAAGGACCAATCATGGCAGCAACAAATTACACCCCCATCCAGTTGTACTACAGTACAACAAACACCACTGTCCCTACGGCGGGCAACCTGCTGCCTGGTGAGCTAGGCTTCAATATTAACAGTGCTGACTTCAGCCTTTACGCTGAAAATTCCCTCGGCACAGTGACCCGCTTGATGAACAACCCGGCAGGGCTTAAGTACCCGACTGCTGACGGGACTAGCGGGCAAGCGGTAGTCACTAACGGGTCAGGTACTCTGTCTTTCGGGACTGCCGGTATCACAACGGGTAAGAGTATCGCAATGGCAATTGTTTTTGGATTCTAGGAGCTAAACATGGCAAACCCCAACATCGTCAACGTCACGACTATTAACGGCGTAACTACCTACTACACACCTAGCGGTACCACTGCCGTGGTGCTCCTCACCAACGCCGCTTCCAGCGGCAAGGTGTATAAGATCAACCAGATTGTGGCAGCTAATGTGGACGGTACTAACGCCATCAACACCACAGTCAGCCTGTACACCAACGGGGCGGTAGCTCAAGGTTCAGCGCCTTCTGGCGGTACAGCATACCCTATTGCCTCTACTATCTCAGTCCCGGCCAATGCATCACTGATTGTTGTAGGTAAGACTACAGCAATTTACCTGCAAGAAGGCACTTGCATCAGTGTCACCTCAGGCACAGCAAGCAAGATTACATACTCAATCTCCTACGAGGATATTTCCTAAATGTCGCGCCGCTATAAAGGTGGCGTAATTTCGGCCACCGCTATTACCACCTCGTCCACTACTGCAACAGGAGTATTTACACTTCAGCAGCAGATGCAGGCTAAGGCGGCTAGCTTGTGGCCTACACCAATACCCCCGGGACAGCAGGATTTTATTCAGGCAACATACTCAGTTGGGGAAGTGCTGTCATGGACGGCCCCTACTGGGGTTACTAGCATAAGCGTGCTGGTAGTGTGCGGTGGGACATTCAATTCTGGCGGCGGTTTGTCTTACAGGAATAATTACGCAGTTACCCCCGGGAATACTTACAAACTAACTCTTGGTGGAAATGGCAGTCGGTCTATTTTTTATAACAATGCTGCAGGAGATGTACAAGCCTGTGCAGCTAGTTCAGATGGAGCGATAGGCGTAGGTACTGCGACATATTACGCAGGTACTGGCTGGGGCGCAGCTTCCGCTGGATATTCTTCAAATGGGCCTGTTCAATACGGAGCGCCTGATGATACTGCGGCGACTGGTGCTAGCGGGTTAGGCGGTTCAGGAGGAAATGGGGGAAGTTGGACAAGCACTGATCCTCCGGGCGCTGCCTTTGCAGCAGGAGGGGGCATCGGGTTGCTTGGGCAAGGAAGTAACGGTGCAGGGGGCACAGCTACTTTCGGGGGTGCAGTTAACGGCGGAGCGGGCGGCTCAGGAGGGGCGGACGGTCAGGGGGCCGCAGGCAAGAGTATTGCAGCTAACGGGGGCACCTATGGCGGTGGAGGCAATAACGGTAACGGAACCCCACAAGGCGGTAAAACAGCCATTCGTGTCATCTGGCCAGGAACCGCACGCCAATTCCCGTCAACACGTACTACAAACGAATAGGAACAAACCATGTGGATCAATACAAACACGCTCGGAGTTTTCAACTTGCATTCAGACATTCGCTATGAGTGCTGGAAAGAGAAAGTCGAGTTGCCTGGGGTGCTGACTGATGAAGTACTGGCCCAATACGGGTATGCCGTTGTAGAGCGTACGCAACCTGTTTACGACGATATTACGCAAGGCATACGGGCGCTTACTCCTGTGCTTGCAGATGGGGTCTGGGCACAGCAGTGGGAGGTCTATGCGCTCGACCCCGCTATTGTACTTAATAACCAGAATGCGCTAGCCGCGCGTGAGCGCAGTGGCAAGATGCAGCAGCTAATGCTGCTAGACAGCAAGACTATTCGGGCGCTGCGCGAAGGTAATACGGAACGCATAGCTGCACTAGAAATCGAAGCCATCGCCATCCGAGCAACACTGTAGGTTAAGCATGTCATCCAAATACCCCGGTGGATTTATCACAAAGAGCCCTGTTGCGCCTACCACTTCTGCTGCCAGCGGTGTGTGGACTTTGGATCAGGCCATGCAGTACACCAAAGCAGGCACGTGGCCGACACCGGTTGTATACATTCAGGATATATTTGCAGCAACAACCTATACAGGTAATGGCTCCACGCAGACTATTACCAATAGTATTGATCTGGTAAGTAATGCCGGGCTGGTTTGGGTGAAGAACAGAACAACTGCTGACGGACACGCTTTGTATGACACCACAAGAGGGGTAAACAATAAGTTGGCGACAGACGCTACTACAGCGCAAACTGCTTCTGGTGGCATCACGGCATTTTCATCAACAGGGTTCAGTTTGGATTCTTTAGCCAATGTAAACAGAAACGCAAACTCCCTTGTAGCTTGGACCTTCCGCAAAGCCCCCAAGTTTTTCGATGTGGTGACTTATACGGGGAATGGCGCAACCGGTAGAACCATCAGTCATTCACTAGGCATCACTCCAGGTTTTATTATCATAAAACGCACAGATTCCACCAGCGATTGGGCAGTATGCCATTGTCACGATGGTACAGTCGGGCATTACGGATTTTCGCTAAACACTGCAAATTCCTCTCGTGCTTCAGGCCCCGTATACCACACATCAACACTGATAAATCTTGACACGGTAACGACGTACACTAATTTCAATGTAGCGATGAATGTTAATGGTGCTACTTACGTTGCTTATGTGTTTGCAAGTAATACAGCAGCCAACGGACTTATTCAATGCGGCACGTTACTCAGCGATGCAAATGGGCGCGCTAATGTAACCCTAGGGTGGCAACCCCAATTTGTGTTGTATAAAAATATAGACTTTAACGGTCCTTGGCTTATGGATGATACAGCTAGGGGGTGGACATCGACAGGATGGTCTGACTTGGTACCAAATACTTCTAATGCAGAAGTTGTTAATGCTCTCCCTTACTGGTTTCCGACAGCAACGGGTATGTCTTCTGGCGTATCATTTGGTCCTTTTATGGTGTCTAGTACCTACATTTACGTTGCCATCCGTAACTATCCGTACCCTGTATGAAACCCGAATCCTTCCCTGCTGTAGTTGACTTCCAGAGCGCGAACATGCGGCCAGAGTACCAAGGCGGCTTACTGTCTTGCACGACTTTCGGTGCAACGTCCGCGCTGGAAGCGATGGCAGATAGGGCAGGATTTCCACAGCAACTATCGCCCAGGTTTCTATGGTTTTACTCTGACAAATCCCGTCTGAGTGTAGAGTCAGTTGTCGCCACGATCAACCGCGTCGGAATTTGCCGTGACGAACTCTGCCCTTACGTTGCAAGCACGACGCCCCCCTACACAGTCAAAGACTCTGAAGAACTACCCGATCTCGCTGCGCTGCTGGATGCACAGGCGACGAAGATCAAAATCACTGTCGAGCGCATTGCAGGCAAAGACGAAGTGATGAGAGCGCTGGCAACCGGTCACTCCCTGATCTCTGTGCGCGTCAACCCAAGCGGCTCTGAACATGTTGAAGCAATCATTGGCTACGACGACAAAGGCGTCAAGGTGCACGGCAGCGGTTACAGCATCTACCATGAGCCTTGGGAAAGCCTTGGCCTAGTCATCACGCAGCTTTGGAAGATCACATCATGCCCGTGGGCACCAGTGCCGCATCCTGATTACTACGAGGGCGACCAGCCAGTGTTTGACGGCACCACACTGACGATACCGCAGATTGATCTCATTGGCCCGGACTTCAAGTCCAGCCGGTTCAACAGCGTAAAAGTCACGTTCGACAACTTCGGCAGGATAGACACCAATAGCGGCTCAATTGCGTGGCGCAACGTGCCTACATTCAACATCAGAAGCGATGTCCTTGCCCTTCCTGTACTGACCTATCAAGGTCAGCGCTATACCCGCATCAGTCTCACAAACCCCATGCTAAAGGTAGTCGGCTATGAAACGCCAGCAGCACCGTAGCAAGCAGGAACAGCAGGACGCACGCGATAGGCGTCTTATGCGAAAGCGTAAAAAAGAGTCGCAAGAATTAAAACTTGAAAGACGCAAATGAACGAAGTTATCCCCATCGTCGAGCAATGCGAAGCTACAACTACCACCTACTGTGGAGTGGAACGCCGTGCTGACTGGCACACACCGGAGGACTGCCACAAGCTACTTGGCGTACAAGGCGCGATGGACGGGGTTAACAAGCGCCTGGATGCAGGCAGCGCAAGGATGGAAAGCATTGAGAAAACTATCAAAACCAACAACGACGCAGCGTTGATACACAGGCACAAGTTTGAATCAACACTTGAGACAAACACCGAAGCGACGGGGGAGATTCTAGAGATCGTCACCGCGCTAAAAGGCTTTATCAAGATCACCGCAGCTATTGGCAAAGTAGTTGGATGGGCTGCGGCAATCATCGCACCGCTGCTTGCTATCTGGTACACGATAAGCCAAGGGCCATCTAAATGAGCGAGGGCATCGGTTGGGGGTTAGTCGGGATGCTGGTCTTTGTGATCATCGTTCTTATCGGAATCATTGCGGAGCATGAACAAGATGATTGATTTATTTTGGGATCTTTTGCAGGAATGGATTGACCTATGGATGCCAAGCAGAAAGCGATAGCACTCGCGCTGGCTACAGCCATTGCAGTACCGGCAGAGGGGCTACGCCAGTACGCCTATCGGGATGTCACGGGCTTGCCTACTGTGTGCTTCGGTAGCACAACTGGCGTAAAGATGGGTGACTTCAGAACCATCCCCGAATGCAAAGCATTACTTACAAAGGAAATGAGCGATGTCATATCAACCGTGGACTCATGCCGCCCAGGGCTACCGACAACGGTACTGGCCGCGTTCGCTGATGCAGCCTATAACCTCGGAGAACGAATCGCCTGTGACACCACCAGAAGCACCGCAGCCCGATACCTCGCCCGAGGAGACTATGCACGAGCTTGCCGGGAGCTTCCCCGATGGAATCGCGCTCGCGTTGCAGGAGTTTCGGTTGAGTTGCCCGGACTGACAAAGCGCAGGAACATGGAAATGGAACTGTGCTTAAGTGGGTTGGAGACTACGCCATGAACCTACAACTCACAATCATCTCATCCATCATCAGCGTAGCACTGAGTTTCAGCGCCGCTTGGAGACTTCAAGATTGGCGCTACAAATCACAGGAGAAAGATCGTGTTGAACAGCAATTGGAGGATCAGCGACTGGCAACAAAGGCGATTACGCGCCGCGACACGGCAGTCATCGAAGCCCAAAATCAGTCCGCTATTCGTGAGCGGGGTTTGCGCCTGGACGCTGCTGGGAGTCGTGATGCTCTTGTTGGGCTGTCAGACGCGATTGACTCAGCCCTGCGAGACGCAGCCGCTTCCCAAGCAGCCTGCTCTCAGCGAGCCGCTTCCCTCGGAGACGTACTCAAAGCAAGCTCAAACAGCTATCAAGGGCTGGCAGAAATCTGTGACCGACACGCCAGTGACGTCAAAACCTTGAGTGATGCTTGGCCAAAGTGATTTCATTTTATTCAATTTCAGCGTATAATTTAGTCTGATGTAAGCTGCACCAGCTTTGAAACACTATAGGAGTGCCAATGGCTTACACAATGACCTACAGCAGCCTGCTGGACGACGCCCGCCGGTACCTGGAGCGCGGGTTTACTGCTGAATCCGACCCTATCGTCTACGAGCAACTGCCCCGCCTCATCACACTAGCTGAGCGCAGGATAGCCCGCGAGCTGAAGATCCAAGGCTTCATTCGGGCTGTGTCTACCACACTTGCGGTAGGAGTGGCTACATATCTCAAGCCTGACCGGTGGCGGGACACCATCAGCATGCGTATTGCCGATACGTCGTTATTTGCCCGCAGCTATGAGTACTGCAGGTTCTATTGGCCCACTGAGTCCAATACAGGCACGCCCAAGTTCTACTCTGACTATGACTATAACCACTGGCTCATCTGCCCCACCCCGGCGGTAGACACCCCTGTGGAAATCATGTACTATGAGCAGCCCGCGCTCCTCGGCGAAGACAGTACAACTAACTGGATGACTGAGTATGCGCCTGACGTGCTGTTGTATGCTGTACTGCTGGAGGCTTCCCCGTTCTTGAAGAAAGATGAACGCATAGCCACCTGGCAAGCAATGTACGACAGAGCTGCCCAGGCGCTGAACGGCGAAGACCTGAAGAAGATCATGGACCGTGCGTCCAACAGGAGTGAAGCATGAGTTACACCGACGTCTTCGGAGGGGCCAACATTTACCCCTCCGAGATCAATTACAGCGCTCTGACGGTAACTGCTGACGTAGTGCTCAGTTGGCCGGAAGAGACTTCCGCCGCTACATACTTTGCCACCAGGATAATGGACCTGTCGTCTTCAGTAGACGGGTGGGTTGTTAGGATGCCTGACGGGTCAAAAGCGGGTACAGGCGCGACAGTGCTGTTCAACAACGTTGGTTCAGCTTCCATCATAGTTAGCAAATCTACCGGGGTTCAGATCGTCAGCCTTGCTGCTGGGGAGCAGTGGCAGGTCTACTTGACTGACAACACCACAGCTGCAGGCACATGGCGTGCGCTCCAGTACGGGGCAGCAGTGTCTAACGCCAACGCATCTGCCCTAGCCGGAACCGGCATAGTTGCTGTGGGCACGCAGCTTTCGCAGTCTGTGCCCGTTACCACTTTCAACTCTGACTATGCAGCAGCCGCAACCGACCGCGCCAAGATGTTTGTGTGGACCGGGGCAGCTGGTAACTTCACCATTGCTGCAGCAAGTGTGCTAGGCGATAACTGGTTTACCTATCTTCGGAATAGCGGAACCGGCGCGGTTACTGTGGCCCCTGACGGCTCCCCAATAATTGACGGGGCAGCTACGCTTCTAGTTGAGCCTGGCGAGTCGGCAATCATTGCCACAGATGGGTCTAACTTCTATACCATTGGGTACGGACAGTCTGCTACTTTTGCCTTTGACTACACCGTCATTGATGTGGCTGGTACCGGCAGCTATACACTGGCAGGTACGGAGCTTAACCGAATAGCATACAACTTTACAGGTATTCTGACGGGCAGCCGTAATGTCATAGTTCCAAACACTGTTCAGCAGTACTGGATAAGCAACGTCACTACTGGGGCATTTGACTTTACTGTTAAGACGCTGGCAGGGACAGGCATAACGCTAGCTAGCGGACAGCGCGCTATTTTCTACTGTGATGGAACAGATGTAGTGGACGCAGACTCCTCCACTGTGTCTACCCCTATTGCTGTTGCGCAAGGGGGCACAGGGTCTACTACAGCTTCAGGCGCTAGGATTAACTTGGGCGGGACTTCAGTTGGTATTGCACTATTTACAGCTGCTGATGTTACTGCAGCATGGACAGCCCTAGGCAACAGCCCGCTAATTACCGGGGGAACATTCTAATGGCTGAAGGTACTTCCGTTCTGCGCTCCCAGCCCGGGATTAAGCGGGACGGGACTAAGTACGACGGCGACTTCTACACTGATGGCCAGTGGATGCGCTTCCAGCGAGGGCTACCCCGTAAGATTGCAGGATACCGGTCAGTCAGCAAGTTCTTTACTGAGGTCTCTAGAGGGTTCACAAGCTACACCCAAATGCTGACGCAGTATTGCCACACAGGTTCAGCCAGTCTGCTGGAGCGAATAACACTGGATTCTACGTACAATAGTTCGATAGTTAGCGACCGCACCCCAACAACACTGACAGCTTCGGATAACAACAAATGGATGTTCGACTATGAGTATGATTCGTCCACCACAGACAATTTGATACTGGCTCATGTTGCCCCAAACGGTGCATGTGTTTGCAATGATGTGGGAGGCCAGATATTCACAGGTTCTCTTATTGGGACTACAGCGCTAACTGAAGTCGTTATTCCAGCCGGGCGAAATGCCACAGGCGGGGTTATTGCCCTGCACCCTTACCTATTCTATTATGGGTCATCTGGCATTATTGGATGGTCAGTGCCTGGGACTTTAACAGACCTTGCGGGCGCCGGGTCAGGGGTTGCCCGCGTATGGGGCCAGAAGATCGTCAAAGGCTACCCGCTACGCGCAGGGGCTGGGTCTGCCCCTGCCGGGATCTTCTGGGCGTACGATGCGGTAATCAGGTCCTCATTCACAGGCGGATCTACTGTATTCCAATTTGACGTGCTGGCTACAGGCACTTCCATCATGTCAGCTGACAGCGTGATTGACTACGACGGTGTCTTCTACTGGGCAGGGGTTGACCGGTTCATGATGTTTAATGGCGTGGTGCGCGACGTGCCTAACGCAATGAACCACAACTGGTTTTTCCAGGGCATAAACAAGGCTCAGTCCTCCAAAGTATTTGCTTTCAAAGTGCCGTACTACGGGGAGATTTGGTGGTGCTATCCTAGAGGTTCGGCCGCTGAGTGCTCACATGCTATCATCTACAACGTCAGAGAAAATATATGGTACGACACAGCCTTGCCTAGCTCTATGCGCACCGCAGGCTACTACAACAACGGCTACGCAGCTCCCCTGCTCACGGACGCAACTGAGAGCGCTGACGGGTTTAAGCTATGGGTGCATGAGCAAGGAATGGATAAAATTGACGGAACAAGTGTGCAGCCTATCCAGTCTTACTTTGAAACTGCGGACCTTAGCTCACTGGTTCAAGGGGTTAACTCCGCACTGCGCATATCTAAAATGGAGCCTGACTTTGTCCAATCAGGCAGTATGACTACGCAGATCAGGGGGCGAGCTAATGCTAGAGCGCCTGAAGTGGTTAGCCGGTCTTTCACTTTCCCGGACGTGGCGACGCTGCCGCAGGAGCAGCTGGTATTGCTTAAAGAACAGAGGCGTGAGCTTCGCATTCGATTTGAGAGTAATGAAGTTGGCGGGGACTATCAAATGGGGCAGATCATCGGCCACCTGGACGCAGCTGACGGGACTACTCTCGGATGAGCCAATTCCTTACGCTCCCGGGTATCCTGGCTTTGCAAGACTGGGCTGATCAAGTGTGTCTAGACTTAGATGCCAATGGTCCTCTGTCCAGGCTAACTAATCCTGACCTGTGGCAAGATTGGGCTGTGCAGTTTCTAAGCTTGAATTCAATAGGGCGCAACCTGCCTAACCCATACGGGTTCAAAGAATGGCGTGACTGGGCAGAGCGGTTTTGTGGGGCGCTGTCATGAGGCTCATCGGCCATGACAGAGAAGCTGAGGCAGTTGAGTGGGTCAAGTCCAAGATCGGGATTGAGCACGGGGTTGGCTATACCCAAGCGTTCAGTGCTGTGGACAAGGATAACGGTTTTGCTTTAGTGGTTGTGCTGAGTAACTTCAGCCCCGGCAACATTGACATTCACATAGCGGGTGAGCCTGACAAGATCCGTCCCCGGGTTTTTGCGCAGATGTTCAATCAGGTGTTTAGCTACGCCTTTCAGAAGCTCGGTGCCCGTAGGGTTACCGGCTTGATAGCAAGCAAGAATCAGCAAGCCATGAGGTTTGCAGAGCTTGCCGGGTTTACAAAAGAAGGGGTATTGCGTAACGCTTTACCTGACGATAGCGTCTGTATATATTGCCTGCTAGCGGGCGAGTATTTGAACCACAAATGGTACGAGGTCCCCAATGTTCAATAAGAAGATTTTGCTTGATCAAGCCCGCAACAACCCGCAGATGCAGCAGGCGATTGACGTTATTGAATCGCGGATTGGGAATGTCTCCCTCACCCCTGAGATCATTCAGGAAATCATAGACTTCCTAGAGCTAGTACTGAGTCAGCCTGACAAGTACCCGCAGATGCGCCAGATGGTCATCAGCGAGAAGTATGCCACAGCAGCGGAGCTACCTGAGAAGTTTGACCCCATGTACCTAGGGGCAATGCTTATTGCTTTCTACGGACTGCATGACAGGTACAGCCAGCCTGCTAAGTTTGCCCGGGGCGGGCTGGCACAGGCGGTCCAGCACGTTGCGGCTCAAGGGCGTGGGGGTGACTCCATGCTTGCGCATATCAACCCACGAGAGGCAGAAGCTCTCCGTCGCATGGGCGGTTCAGGCGCTATTAACCCCAACACAGGCATAGTGGAATTCAAAGGAGGCATCGGTAAGTTACTAGGCGCTATTGCCCCCATTGTTCTGAATTTTATTGTGCCCGGGGCGGGGGCTGCTTTGGGTACCGCGCTTGGCGCAACCGGCGTAGGCGCTTCGATTCTTGGAGGTGCGCTAATCGGGGGGGCCTCTTCTGCGCTTACTGGTGGCAATGCCTTGCAAGGGGCCGTGCTAGGCGGCATGGGCGGGGGAGCAGGCGAATGGCTAGGCGGTGCCACCTCCAACGCGCTCGGGCTGGATCTAGGCGCAACTGCTAGCAAAGCGCTAGGCAGCGGGTTGATTGGCGGAGTAATGGGCGCAGCCACTGGCAAGGGAGCTCTACAGGGGGCAGCGTCAGGCGCGGCAGGCTCATACCTGGGCGACACAGTTGGCGGATTGGGCTCGGGTGCTATAGGGGCAGGAGCGCAGGGCGCAGGGTCAATGTTCGGCAACATGATGGCAGCTGGGTATGATGCGGAAGACGCACTGTCCGGGGCTGCGCTGTCAGGCTTAGCGGCAGGCATGGGGTACAAAGGGACTGATGACCCTTCCTGGACTAAGCCGTCAGAAGCTGTGGTTGACAGTCTAAAGAACCCTGCTCCTGTGTCTGATCCGTATTCTGCATCAAATACGTTTGACACAGGTACCCCACAATCCAAGGCGCTCTTCACCCCAGCAGTTGCAGAAGCTGCTGTCCCGACTCCTGGAGTACCTGCAGGATTAGGGGGAGCAGCTACAGACACCAATGGAAACATCATCGGCATGGGCAAGGCTGCAAGTGCTTCCCCATTGGCCGCAGCTGGAGCAGCAACGCAAGGGGAAAGCGGGAACTGGCTCAAAGACATGACTGTAGACAAGATGGCTAAACTGACAGCTATTGCTTCTACCGTCACCAGCCTGATGAAAGCTCCCCCTGCGATTCAATCGGCAGTTAGCGCGCTGAACCCACAACAGCAAGCCTATCTGAACCAGCCTGCAGTTGCATGGGACTGGAGCAAGATGCAGAATGACGCCAATCAGCAAGGTATGAGCTTGAAAGAGTACATGGCTAACAACTGGAATAAGATCAGCGCCTACGGGCAGTCTAACCCAGCTACAGCAGGCCAATACAACATGCCTAAAGGACCGGCAATTGCCCCAATAGCGCCTATAGGTTCTGCTCCAAAACAATTCGCAAGGGGCGGGCCACTCACTGCTTTTGCGCAAGGCGCAGGGTCCGGGCGGGACGACACCATAGACGCCCGACTGTCGGATGGTGAGTACGTCATGGATGCAGAAACTGTGGCTTTACTAGGCGATGGGTCAAACAAGGCCGGGGCAGCAAGGCTAGATCAGATGCGTGAAGCTATTCGGGAGCATAAAGGCAAATCACTTGCAAGAGGCAAAATTAGCGCAGACGCTAAGATGCCTCTGGCGTACCTCAAAGGAGCAAAATAATGCCAAGCGTTACAGGCGACACCTCGGCAACCACCACAGTCAGTGGGGTTCCTGCTGCTAACTGGCAGCAAGATGCTATCCAGTCCCATGTCATCAACTCAGGCAACCTGGCTGCTACCCCATATCAAGCCTACCAGTTGCCCACAGTAGCAGGGCTGTCTCCTTTACAGGAGCAGGGCATCAACATGACTGCTACTGGGGTCGGTAGGTATCAAGGGGCTGTTGATCAGGCAATCGGTTCGCTTAGCGGGTCACTTGGTACAGGCAACGGGGGCTACTCAGGCGGAGGTGGGGGCGGAGGCGCTTCTTATATGGGTGCTGTTGGGGCTGTTGACCCAATGGGCGCAGCAAAGCCGGCTCTGGATGCCCAGACCAATGCGCTGAATACCACCGGGCAATATCTGGCCGCTCCTACTAACACCATGCAGACCTATGTGGACGCAGGGTTGGGCTTGAACGGTATGCAAGCTGCAGACCAGCATCTGACCCAAGCTACAAACGGCATAGCTGGGATGAACTACGCAGCAGGCTCTGATATTGTAAATGCAGGCCTAAGTTTAGCGGGGAAGCTTGACCCTTTAACAGGTGCTCAGACAGCTACTGCGGAAGGTGCAGGCATGGCAAGAGCCGCAGGGTCTGCAAACACAGTTGGGGCTTTGCAACAGGCGCAACAGCAAGCGCTAGCACAGAGCGGGCTAGGTACTGCCCAGCCATATTACAACTCGGCAATGCAGGGCATGACCGGGGCAGGAAATGTGAACACATCAAATGAGCTTGCCTCAGCCAATCAAGCTGCAATGGCGCAGAATGGGATGACCGCAGCCTCGCCCTACCTCAACACAGCAATGCAAGGGGCAACTGCAGCAGGTAATTTGAATACAGCTGCCGGGCTACAAGACGCTCAGCAGGCGTACCTAAACCCGGATATGCAGCGCAAGATGCTTGAAGCAGGCCAAGCCTACTACGGGCAAGCCGGTAAACTGGATGCTGTGGGAGCTGCTCAGCCTTACATGGATAAGGCTAATACATTGAGCGCCACTGCTGCGGCTAACCCGCTGCTGGACAGAGCTGCAAGTATGAGCGGCTCAGCAGCTGCACAGCCGTACTTAGACCAAGCATCAGCTACCACAGCCCAATCCCTGCAAGAGCGGGCGCTGTCAGCCGCTGACCCTTATGCACAAGCTGCTGCGCAATCTTCTGCTGCAGGCGTGCAGCAGTACATGAACCCCTACAACGATGCTGTGGTAAACAGCATCGGGGAGCTAGGCGGGCGTAACTTGTCTGAAAACCTGCTGCCGAATGTCTCAGATGCGTTCATCAAAGCGGGCCAGTTCGGTGGATCCAGGATGGGCGAATTCGGCTCGCGTGCTGTTAGGGATACGCAAGAAGCAGTCCTGGCTCAACAAGCACAAGCTCTACAGCAAGGCTACGGCCAAGCACTTGGAGCATCACAGGCCGACCTCTCTAGACAGGCGACTCTGGCAGGGACTATGGGGGGTGTAGCAGGAGCTGACTTGTCTCGCGTCATGCAGGGCGGAGCACAGTACGGCAATCTTGCCCAGACTGCTGGGGGTTTGACCGCGCAGGAGCAAGCACAGCTAACTAACATTGGGCAGACCAAAGGCACCCTGACAAACCAAGAGCAGTCTAATGTGGCTGGAATGGGCCAGTCAATGGGGGCACTGACCGGACAGCAGATGCAGAATCTTACCGCTTTGGGTAACGCACAAACGTCTGCGGGCCAGGCACAACAGCAGTTCGGGCTCAATGCTGCCCAGCAAGTTCAACAAGCGCAGACTAGTGATGCAGCTCGTCAATTAGCCGCATCCCAGGCACAAGGTGCTCTGGGCGCTACAGCTGGGCAGCTCACGGCAGCACAGCAGACAGCAATGCTCAGAAGTAACGAAGCTAACCAAGCAGCTCAGTCGGGAGACGCAGCAAGACAACTAGCCGCTGCGCAAGCGCAGGCTGCACTAGGTACGTCAGCAGGCGGGCTGCAAACCCAACAGCAAGCTGCCATGCTAACTGCCGCCCAACAAGCCCAGGCAGCGCAGTCACAGGACTTGACCCGTCAGCTGGCCGCAGGGCAGCAGATTACTTCAGGCGGACAGTCGCTAGGCCAGCTGACACAAGCTCAGCAGGCGTTGCTAGCGCAGACCTCAATATCAGCAGGGCAGCTTGCTAATGCAGAAGTAGGACAGCGCGCAGACGCTATGGGCCAGATTGCAGGTATTGGTATGAATCGGGCTGCTTTGACCCAGGCTCAGCAGCAGGCAGTTCTAGCTTCTGGTCAAGCGCTTTCAGGCGCCCAGCAAGGGGCCATCACCAGCGGATTACAGCTGGCCAGCGGATACGGAAGTCAGGCCAATACAATTGGCAACATTGCATCTAACCAGCAAAGCGCCTTAGCGTCAGCTGCGGCTTCTGGTGCATCTGCATCTAACGCGGCCGCGTCACAAGCTAATGCTGCGGCCCAGCTTGAAATATCTAGAGCCAACGCACTGGGTAGCCTAGCCAACACCGGGCAGGGCATGTACTACCGTGATGTTAGTGGGTTAAGTACTGCCGGCGGGTTACAGCAAACTCAGACACAAGCACAGCTTGATGCAGCTAAAGCGCAGTGGGCTGAGGGTAACAATTATGCGCAGTCACAAGCAACCTGGTATGCGAACCAGCTCAAAGGCACCCAACTGCCAACCACTACCGTCACAGGCGGTTAACTAGGAGTAGACATGGGATACGAACTCAACAAACTGATGGCCCAGTACGGGGTAAGCTCTGCCACCCTGCCTGTGGAAAGCCTGGTGGCCCCGGCGGACAAGCCTGCCTATGACGCCTACAAGCAGGAGTACATGAACAGGATGCAAGACACCCCGATGTATGCAAATCCTAATGACAGGATGATTCAGCCCGGCCCGCAGACCCCGCAAACCCCCAATGCTAGGCAAGAGGTAATGCAGCCCGGGGGCATGGGCATAGACGCCTACAACAAGAAACTGCTAGACTGGACGCGCGAAAACCCAAATGCTACTAATGAGCAGGTGGTGTCGGGCCAGGCAAAGTACGGCATAACAGGCAGGGACTTGTACGGTGCTACAGGTAACTACTGGGGTAATACGCTGCATGCGCCCGGCCCGCAAGGTCCGCAAGTACCCCAAGTTGTACCTCCAAAAGTAGCTGAGCCTGTAGTTGCAGAACCTGGGGCACAACCAGTTACAGACGGCCCCTACAATGGGATGCCTCCCACGCATCTACAGAACCAGGGGTGGTATGCACGCGGTGGTCCTGTCAAGTTTGAAGACGGGGGATTTGTGGAAGAAGACGGGTTAGACAACCTAGCTAGCAGGTATCCTGA